CAATTAGCGCACTAGGCTTGGCATCCTACAAACTACGCTTCTACTCACCCGCTGGCGTATTGGTTGCGGAGACGAGTGACTTCTGGCGTCTGAGCTATGCTAAGCGCGTCAACTATCCCGGCCTGCTCACGTTTAACATGCACGGCGATCACGCCGCTGTGGCGCTACTGAGCAACCGTAGCCAGATCGAGGTATGGCGGCGCAATCAGCGACGCGGGATAGATTGGTATCGTGACTTTGGCGGCTTATATCTTAGCCAGGAGCATCAGTATACCGATCGGGATATATTCACCGCCTATTGCCCAGGTCAAATGTGGTTTCTCTCTACCCGTATCATAGCCTGGTACACGGCGACGGCGGATCGAACGGCGTTCACCAGCGATCCTGCCGAGACAATAATGAAAACGCTGGTAGATTACAATGCCTGCGCCAACGCTACGACCGGCAATAGCCGCTTGCGCGATGGCGCGGTTACAGGTCTGAGCATTCAGGCCGACGGTGCGAACGGGAATACCCTGGACTGGAGTTGCGCATACAAGAAGCTGTTGACCGAACTGCAAGATCTGGCGCTGGTAGCGGGCGGTGACTTTGACCTCATCAAGACGGCGGCGCAAGCCTGGCAATTTCGCTGGTATACCGGGCAGCGCGGGACAGATAGAAGCGCGACGGTCATATTCTCACTCGACCGGGGCAATATGTCAAACCCGCACTACCGCCACAGTCGCATCGCTGAAAAGACGGTAGCGATCGTGGGCGGCGCGGGTGCGGAGGACAATAGAGACATCGTCCTCCGCACCGGGGCAGATTACCATAGTGTCAGCAACAACATCGAAGTCTTCGTAGGCGCTGGCAACCTCAAGACCACGGCAGCACAGAACGCGGCGGGCGACAGGCGGCTGGATGAACTGCGGGCACGGGATGCGTTCAGCTTCGACGTGGAGCAGACAGCGTCCTGCCTGTATGGCGCTGACTATGAATTGGGCGACCTGGTGACGGCAAGGGCCTTCGGCGTAGAGGGGACATACAAGCTCATTGCCTCTACCGTCACGCTCAATGAGGACGGTAGCGATCAGATTGATATAGAGACGGAGGCGCAATGAATTGCCACGGAGACTCGCAATGAAGCCGCTGGAGGAGATGATGGCGCTGCTACGAGACCTGGAGAAGCGCATTGAGACGCTGGAGGCACGCGAGCGGTTGCTGACGTGGGGCCTTGCTACTGAGGACTTTGGGCTCGTAGATGCTGGGAGTGCCGGAGCGACGCAACAGGACTGGGTAGAGTGTACCGTGGGAGGGAATACGGGCTATATTAGGATCTATGCCAGTGAATAAGACAGGAGCGTTTATCATAATCGCGCTTGTCTTATTGTCTGGATGCATCTCCCGCCAAGAAGTGCAAGCGCCTGCCCCCCCGCTGATCACTAATGAAAGTTTTGAGAAAAGCTGGCATCTAGCGACGACCTACTGGACGCCAGGCGGCGGGCCATTCCATAACCAGTACCAGGAAATCACGCCGCCGACGGGCTGGACAGCCTGGTGGCACGAGGGCTTTCCTTGCTCCGCTGGCTGGCTCACCAGGCGGCCAGAGGTGCGGGTTATCTCAGCGATACCCGACGCCGCGCGTGTTCGCAGTAACAATCAGGCAGTACAGTGGTTCACGTTTTGGGGTTGTCATAGCGGCGGCTTGTATCAACAGGTAGCCGCCGAGGCAGACCACTCCTACACGTTCAGCCTCTATGCCCATTCGTGGTTCTCAAATTGCGATCTCAAGCCGCACTACCGCCTGCCGCTGGACTACGACTGCGACACTGACGATCCAATCCTGTGGGCGCAAGACTGGCTCAGCGTGGGGATTGACCCGACAGGGGGCATTGACCCGTTGGGGCCAAATGTCGTATGGGGCACGCGAAAGCAAATTTACGGGCAATATGCCAGGCCGCTAGTCGTGGAGCGCGTCAAGGCGCAAGGGACAACGATCACAGTATTTGTGTGGTCACAGGCGTCCCATCCACTAAAGCACGCCGACTTTTACCTTGACGATGCGCTGTTGCACGACGTGACGCATAGAGTATTCCTGCCACTTGTACAAAGGTTAGGGTAAGGTTGGAATAAGTAAGAATAAGGCTAGGAGGGGTTAGAATGACAATAGTGAGTGATCTATTCAGCGACTTGAATGGCTGCCCAATACGTCTCATAACGACGCACTACGAACTGAGGGCGCACATCGCATGGGTCGGTGGCACTACAGGAGACGAAGCCTCTCGCCTTGCCAATCTAGGGATTGACATCGCGCTTGAAACTCGTGAAGGAACTGCGTACCTGAAGACACTCTCCGGTAGATTCCTTCTTGATGAGCCCTGGGACAAAGACATCATCGCCGACCTGCCCCGTAACGACAACTGCCCTGGCCTGCTCAAGGATGGCTGGTGGCAGCGTGAGTTGAGCCAGATCACCGGCTTGACTTTCCACCACACCTGCTCGGACAGTCCACACGCTTTCGCCTCCTGGTATGTCAAAAAGGACGGCGGCCGGCCGAGCACTTGTTATTCAATCTGGGTTACTCAGACTGGCGAGGCGCTGTTGTGTAATGCACTGACGGAAGGCAATTGGCATGATCACACTGGACACAAATGTCGAAATTTGTGCGTCGGCCTTGCCGGTACACTTCATAAGTATCATCCCGCCACCGTGCAACTGCAAGCCGCCGCGCGGGTAGCAGCGTGGGTCATTCATGATGACAGGATGAACGTCACGCCAGAGACAGTGCGGGGCCACATGGACGTGGGGGCCTACGCGGGCAAAACGCAGTGTCCAGGCTGGGACTCGGCGGCATCGGGGAACTGGAAGCCCAAACTCTACGAAATGATTGAGGCGCTGCTATGACACCCACACCGAAACTGCAAGCCAGCGAAGATAGTTGGGATCAATGGGGCGTCTACGTACTCAAAAAACTAGAGCGGCTAGACGAGCATTATGAGGCGCTGCGAGAGGAAGTCGGTAAAATCCATACCGAAATAGCAACGCTCAAAGTCAAGGCAGGAGCATGGGGCGCGATAGGTGCTGCCATTCCGGTACTGGCGCTGCTGCTGATTCAGTTGATACGGTGATTACTCTCCACGCTTGCCTCGCCACGAGCCTGGTGGCCGTTCCCTGCTACGCGCCGCCCGCATTGCCACCCCTGCCCGCCTGGGCAACCGACGCCTGGATCCACGACGCCGCCGGGATAGTGGCGGGCGAGACAGTACCGAACTGCGCGGAATGCAATCTGTGGATAGCGTGCGCGGTCGTGGAGGACGTGACGCTGCGCGGCTACCACCCGTGGCGGTTGCGGCCCACAGAGAAGGACAAACCCGGACGCTGGCACGGGTGGAGGGAGCCGAGTGAGAGACATCTAGGAGCCATTGAGGACGCACTGGGGCGCGGCTGCGGCGCAATCCCCGAATGTGCGTACTTGGGGTCGTTTTCTGACTATACTTTGCACTGGCGCTACGGCCTGGCGAGCGAGCGGCGGGCGCTCATTATCGGCAATCGCCACGGTGCTATGGCATGTATACTAAGTGGCGTTAGTCATTGACTTGTTCACGAACCACCTCAAAGCCCGAATCGGAGAGATAGCCTTTGACTATTCCAACCATTGATTCTGAGTATACCCGCACCTCAATAGTGCCATCCGCAGAACGGACAGGCACGCCGTCCGGTGCGCAAGGCACCGCCCCAAATCGCTGTAGCATTGAGTCGCACCGTTTCATCAAGGCAATCGGATCTGTTGTAATCCTGTCTTTCGCTTGTACCCATAGTTGTATCCACTTATTTGACATTCTCAATCCTCCTTTGTAACTGCTACCCGGAACGGCTCCGAGTGCCACGCAATGATAACTGACTTCCCCTCGTGTTCAAACTCGTCACGGTGCGGACCTTCATGGCCCCTCGCCAGCGTACAGCACCAGGCGCAATTGTCAAGGAGCGAGCAGCCGTAACCGTCACAGAGCGTTAGAACGTCCCTGCATAATACGGCCACGTCACTCCCGGCATCTCTGTTCAGTATCCCTCAGCTCCTATCTTGTCCAGCCACTCAAATAGCCTTCCTTTGCAACACGCCAACAGGATCAGACTGGCGTGCTCCTGCCACGTGCTACCTGCGCCCTGGCCTAGCGCCTCCGCCAGTTGCTCAATATTGAAACAGCAAAACTGACTGGCATCCCAGCGCCCCTTGATTGCTAAGTAGCGGTTATGCCTGCGCAAAGAGAATACCAGCGGGCCACCAGTTTGTTCAGGTGTCAAAAAAGGCATTGTTAATCCTCCCTCATCTCAATCTCATATCCGCCGCTTTCGCGCGAACGGACATCTACGACGGCGTTTCTGAACAGCGCCGCCACCAGCACTAGTGCTGCCACGACGGTTGGTGCTATGATGACGATCGTAAATGTACTCATTTTGTGTCCTCCTTTATCGCCTCCAATACCATCTCCACGAAAGCCGCTGGATCTCGCTCCAGCATCCCGGCAGTGCAACGGAACACGCGCCAGCCGTCGGCTGTTGCGCGGTTGTACTTCTTGCAATCCTTCTCAAACCTGGCAGGGTGGGCATGGCCAGCACTGCGCCCAGTCTTGGTTTGCTTCCACGTTCCGCCTTCGCATTCTACGGCTACCATCTGCTCAGGCCACGCAAAGTCAAAGTGCCAGTTCCGTTCATTGCAGAATTTGTGTTCTTTTGCTGGTCTCAATGCAATAGGAGCCAGTACGCGCCAGTGAAAAAGAAAGGACGCCTCTAGCTTAGACATAGGTATATCCCTGCCAGCGTCGTATTTCGCTCGTTCCTCAGTCATTGCCGCTCGCCCTTGGCCCCGCCTTGCGGAAAGCGTATTTGTAAACGATTGTCAAGACTACTATTGACACCAAGAGCAATGCTAAAACTACGTCCAGTCCTGTTATCTCCACGTCATACCTCCTTGATCTACATCGCTACCAACACACCGCCGCTCACTGTCTTGCGGTCAGTGCTGCCGTCACGCCTCAAAAACTCAAACGTCGTGCCGTCTGCCAGTTTACCAACCTTCATCCACGATCGCACGTCGGGCAAGTTGAATCGCGCGCCTGGTTCAAAGATATTTCTCGGATCGTGTAACAGCGTCACCTTGCCCCGGTGCATACTCTCGCGCACGCCCCGCGTGCGGGCGAGAATGGCCGCGACTGTCACGCGCTTGACGCCGGTTACGTCTGCTATCTCCTGCGCGGTGAGTTCGTGCATGTCTAGTTGCAGGATGCGCTTGCGGGTGGCGTTGGGGGTGGGGGTGGTCATTGATCCAGCGCCGCTATCTTCCTACTCTCCCGCAGCCACATCGGCGCGACGCGCTCCCAGCCGCCGGGCTGTGCCAGTTGAAAGCCGCTGCGCATAAACGAAATTGCGATCTTCACATCCTCAGGCGGCAAACTGCTTTGACGATAGAACCATATCACAGCCTCCAGCAGTTCCTCTGGCGTCGCATTGCGCAGGTCTTCATAGGCGTCAGTATTTACTCTAGCGGCCTCCTGCATTGCACAAACTTCATCCCAGCCGTCTCCGGCCTCCTTCGCACTTGGCCTGACTGGCCCGCAAGAACCGCAATTATCACATACTGCGCGGACGCCAGCCCGCACCGTCTCAAATTTGATTAGATGGCATCCGCAAGAAACGCATTGCTCTCTATCGCTCATCTATCTCCTTTCCTCTACCACAGCCCGAATATGCGCGTCAGGTACAGCGCCAGCGCCACAGCGCAGACGGCGATGATTATGCCGCTGAGAATAACCAGCGCCTTGCCGCAGCCGGTTTCAACGTTTCGCATTTTCGGTTTGCCCATGATCTCTCCCTTGTCCAGTGCTATTTCGGCCAGCCTACTTGCTGGCAAGCTCGCTACACTACTTATTGCTGTTAGCAATTCCTCGTATCCCACGGCTCCACCAGTTGCGACCGCCGCTGCCCTGGCAACTTCTAATATGCGATCCAATTGCTCCTCAGTGATACCCAGGCTTCTCCGCTGGTGTTCGCGCCATTGTTCATAGTTCATTCTCTGTCTACCGTCCCCGCGCCGTCGGCCGGGAACTCATGATGCCCACGACCGTCGAGCAGGTGGCCGGCGGCTTTTTTGCCAACCCTGAAGAGAGCCAATGGTACATGCATCATTGCACTGTAGGTTGGACTTGATTGGCCTCGTATGTCCAACCAACATTTGGCCACATTGTTCAGAGGGCGCATAGATTCGCGTTGACCGAACGGTGCCCACGCGCCCCAGGCTTTGAAAAAATAGGCGATCCCATTCGCCTGGCAAAAGTCCCGCGTTGCCCGGTGCCAGTCGGGATGCGATGGCCTGGCCCCTGGCCCCGACTCTCCCCCAGATATAATTTGTGACACGAACTCCCAGCCCATCCAATCTATTGGCCCAAGCGCAGGCTCGTAGGAAACGAACTTGATGGCAGCGGGGCATCGCTCCAGATCTTCGCGCCGCTCATCCGCCGCGTCCTGGTTCTCGACGCTGACGCCGAGCCAGACGTTGTCGGGCCATCCTTCACGATCCGTCAACCAATTTGATAGCTTAAGCATCCGCCGAGGACGCTTAGTGAGAATTTGAAAAGTATGCCGCGAACTGCGCCTCATGATGTTCACAATAGTACCAATGTAACTGGGCGGTACATCTTCGTGGAATAAGTCACTCATTGAGCACACAAAAAACATGGTTGGCTTCTTGCGTTTCAATGGTACATCTATCCTGTCAGGGTGCAACGTCACGTCAAAGTGATGTGGCGCTTCGGGATAGCCGCAGCGTCCGGCCAGCCTGCGGGCCATGCGTTGGGCAAAGCAGTGAGCACAGCCTGGTGAGCAAGGCGTGCATCCGGTTATAGGAGACCAGGAAAACTCTGACCATTCTATCTTCGTTTTACCCATATTAGTATCCTTTCCAGCGTTCTCTACGCCAGATTTTCTGAATAGTTGTGTGCGAGGTCTTAAACATTGAGGCAACTGTACGCGATGAGTATGCTCCCTGAAGTCGCCGAATAACAGGAATGTCCTGTGGTATTAGCCTTGTAAATTTGCTCTCATGTGGAATTGGCATTCTACCATGTCTTCGCCTGTCTTGCACGTTTTCTAACCTTGTACCCCAGGCCAAATTTTCTAATCTGTTATCACTTCGATCTCCATTCAAGTGCCTGCATTCCTGATCAGATAATGGCTCTCCAATGAAAGCCAATAGAACGGCATGGTGCACGCGCATCTTTACGCTATTCCCCTCTCCATCATATAAGAAGACATGTCCATAGCCTTCCTGCAATATTAGTTTGAGAATCTTGTCTGTCTTTGATGACCATATATATCCCAAACTTGACACTTTGTAATCTTCATGCCTTGGGATGCTTTTCCAGATTCCTTCCCTGCTTTCATTGATCTTCATGACAAAACGCCTCCTGTGAGTTTGCCACCGTTTCCTAGGCAGATGACAGGGACTAATCCCGCTCACAAGAGGCGCTTTATCTACGAAAACTTTTCGTAGTGATGAAGCATTGGTGGCATAAAAACAAAACGCCCCTGCTTTCATCTGCCTAGGTATTTTCATTATAGCACAGAAGCATAACAATGTCAACCGGCTACTTCGTCTCCTCCTTTGTCTCTGCGCCGTCGGCTGCCACGCTCCGCTTCATTGCGAGTCTGCGCGGCAACCGCAGCAGGCTACAGGCTCACGGGTGCTACTGGCTATCTTTTCCAGGCCGTCAGGGTCGCCGAGCAAGGCAGAATCATCATAGATCGTGCTGTCATCGCCAGGCGATAACGGCCCGGCCAGCAACCCTCTCACGGCCCCCTCATCCAACAAGCCCTGGTCAAAAACATTTGTCACGACGGCAAGTCGAAGTTGCCTGGCAAGTATCACATCATCATCCATCTTGTTTTCTCCTTTCGGCTACAGGCTCACGGGCGGCGGGTTTCTCATGTCGCCGCGTAACTCTACCAGGCAGCCCTGCCTCATCCTACTATACAAATACCCAACCGGCTCAGAAGTTGGCAAGCTCACAGTCGGGTCATCGTTCGTGGCAAACACCGTCAGATGCGAGCCGATCCGCCTATACCGCGTATCTGCCAAGACCCAAAGCCGCTCTTGCGCCCAGTCCGTATCGTGAAACCGCGTAACCTCGTCCAGCGCCAGCACGGGAATATCGAGCAGCCGCTGCCAGAAGCCGGACGACTTGCTATCGCTGCGAAACAGCGAGCGCAGATGGTCCAGTACCGACGCGAACGGTGCATAGAATGCTTCGACCTGCTTATGCCTCATCTCATTGACGATGATCTGTAGCGCCAGTGTCTTGCCGCCGCCAAAGTCGCCGTAGAATGAGACGAAGCCGCAACGGTTGCAGACCGCGTCCTCAATTGCACGCTTCGCCGCCAGCCGTTGCTTGCTCAACTGTCCACCGGCATTAGTGCTCCATACTGTCAACCGGTTGTTCAGTTCCGCGCCCGCCAGTCCACAGTTCGCCGTGATGTATTGGAGGTGGCGGTTCTCGCCGCAAACGTCGCAGGGCGTAAACTTGCCGAACTCTGGTTCGCCAGGCTGTACGCCTGTCCGCACCACGCCCAGGCCACCACAGGCAGGACAGGTTGATGCTTGCGGTACGCCGTACATCTCAGCCCGAAGCGCCTCCTGCGCCTTGACGGACTGCGAGAAGTCAAGCGTTGAGGCTGAGAAGTGGCGGCCGGTAGTTGGGCGCTCTCGGATCTGTTGATTGGTATTTGGTTCCATGCTGTTGTCCTCCTTCTCTCCACGTCTTGAACTGGCCCCACGTCTCCCTTACCTGGGCAGGCCGTGGCGCATCGCCCTTCTTGCCCCGCCAGTCGTTGGCGTACCACCAGGTAGCGAACGCGCCCATGTCAATGGGTATTGCGCCATCTGCCCGCAATATCTTCTCGGACTGATTAAGTTGCTTACGCTGAGTCTCTGTGAGCGTAGTCAAGTTGATTTGACAAACGCCTGCTAGTGCCGAGAACATCTCTTGGGCCTCTTGCTGTTTGGGTGAAACTTTGCGCTTTTGCTTGGGCGCAGGGGTGTCAGCCGCCGAAGGCGTTTCTTTAAGTGCATCTGAATCTGCATGTGAATCTACATATGCATCTGAATCTGACCCCGCTTTAGTCGGGACTTCCTCTTGACCTTCTCCTGACTTATTCTCGACTTCCTCTTGACCGTCGGTATCTTTTGGATCAATATAGTTTGACGGTGGTGGGAAGTTACTCTCAGCCTCTTTAGAAGTGTCGCCTTGATAGCCGTGCCAGGTTGGTATCCAGAAGTATTCTCTGCCGTTGGCGTTATAGCGTTCAATCATCCCGTGACCAGCATACCAATTCATAGCCGCCGTTATCATCTCAGGCGTTACATCCTCTCGGACGGTCATCACTTTTGACTTAATCCAAGAAGGGGTATCTAGTCCGCGTCCACGCCTGTCCAGGCCCAGGGGCAGCATGACCCACAGCAAGCGGTGAAAGTCATCTGGCATTTCGTTTATGTCTAAACTCTCAGTTGCCTTCACATGTAACTTGCGCCATTTGGGCATTGTAGTTTATCCTTGTCAATGTGCTTTTGAGAAAACTGTGTTTCCGTGAATCTCTGCCCATACTGCCAGGCAATGCGAACACATCTTGTCTATTGCCGTCTCTTGTTTCCCACAGTCGCATTGATATGCACCGTCAATTACGGTAACGCCATACTCTCCCTCTCCACCACTCACAAGCCAGGTGTCAGGCATGATCTTCTGCGCTGTGAGAATACAACGGGCACGATGGCGAGTTCTCTGGGTTCCATAGCAGTCTTTACTCATAATCTCCTTTCAAAACAAAAACCGCCCTTTGGGGTTATCTCGTAGCCCCGTAGCGTCCCTGGCACTCAGGGAGGCTACGCGACAACCCCAAAAAACGGTTGCTTGTATGCCACTATCTAGCCCGCTACAGGCTTTTCCTTCACTCATATTTTACACTACTTTGTAGAATTTGTCAACTCTGCAACGCATACAGCGGCATCCCGTTCTGCTGCCGCAGATTGATCAACAACTGCACCACGCGCCCGCTGGAGACGTGGGCCTGCATATAATCTGCGAATGCCCGTGTTATCTTGCTTGGATACTCCCTCCCTGTGTCCCTGTCAGCGACTGGCTCATCGCGCAGTTTCACAAGCTCATCAAACAATGCGACGAGCGGCGTTTCATGTGCCCACACTGCACTCTCTAAGACTTCGCGTGCCTCATTTAGTGTCACCGTTCTTTCCTCCTGTCATTTTGCTAGATGTTTTGTCAACTCCCCGTTTCGCCGCCCGGCCCATCTTCGTCTGTCCCGTCTCTGTACAGTCGCCATGCCGCCAGCGTGCTCATTGCAGTGCCAGCGATGATGCTGGTTGCCGCACTGGTGAATACCTGCCTTGCATTATAGTCCAGGCCGTCTATCACGCCCAGCGCCATTGCCAGTATCCATATCGCGACCAGTAATGATGCCAGCGAAGACGCCAATATTATGTCTATCATCTCATTTTCCTTTGCCGCCCGGCCCCAGCACCTCGAGTAAGTGCCGCCTGCGCTTGGCTTTCACCCTATCTCGTTCATGTACCCCTGGCCCGACGATTATAGTTGCCAGCCACGGGGTTGCATTGCGCGAGACGTAGAAGTACCACGGCCACTTACGACCATAGAATTTGATTGTGGGATGAAAGCAGATGTATCCCCACCTGCGCGTTCTGATATTTAGCGCAATGTGCATAGCATTGAAACCATATAAAGTGATCGGGCCGGCTTTAATGTATCCCCCCAGGTGAGATTCGAGCCACTCTCCAACGATTCGCTGTCTTTCAGTAAAGCCAAATTGCTCTTGCGTTGCTGTTCCCATGATATTACTCCTTATTCACTTCCTCATCTCGCGCCCGCTTTTCAGCCGCCAGGCGCTCGGCTTCCTTCCTCTTGGCTTCCCGTGCCTTTTCAAGTTCCTGCCATAGTTCGTCGAGGGTTCGCGTTTCCCTTTCGCTCACTGTGCTTCCTCCTTGTTCAATTGCTCCCCACAAAATGGACAGAACCGCACCGGGGGTGCCTGTTCCCCGTCGCCCAAGTCAAATATCCATTCGCTGCGTGCGCCAATCATGACCTGCCCGTATGGGCGTACATCTACAAATTGGTCGCCCGTGCCCCGCGTCGGTGGTCGTAGATATTTAGCATTACTACAGCACGCATGATATGGCTGTGTCAAAAGCGATTCCCTTAGTTCAGTTATTGTCGGTATAGTCATTATATTTTCTCCTCAAGTAGTTGTGTCCCAATCAAATCCCATATTCCCCGCACCCGGCACCAGCCCCGCACGCGCCTCAGTGCCTCAGTCTCCACCTGGTGCACGCGCTGGCGATCCGCCCAGCCCATTATCGCCGCTACCTCTGCCCCCGTGTGTCGTGGCCCATCCAGCCCGAACCGCAGTCGCAGCACCTGCGCCTGGCGCTTGTCCAGCGCGGCGATGGCCTCCACCAGCAGTGCCTTGACGTCGGCAGCGAGTACCAGGCGCTCGTCACCGAACAGGCCGCGCAAGAGCAGGGTCCACGATTCTGTTTGCCAGTTGGGGAGGGTGGGCGGCTCATAGGTATATGGCGCAACTGACAACACGCGGCTCCACACTAACCGCACAAATTCAGAGCGGTTCAGGTCTCGCTCATTGGCAGCGGCATCTATGTCAGCCAGCAACTCAGCAGGCATTCGGACGCTAAGATATTTCATTGCCATCTATCCTCCTATCCAGCGCCGCGACGATGCACATTGCCCAGAGCCATATCAATAACAGTAGCCCGACGAGGCCCAGGCCGGCGGCGGCGCAGCATAGTTGGCTGATTGTCATTCCGCCGTCTCCTCTGACTCCGGTTGGGCCTGGGCGAGCATTTGATATTCCAGCCCGGCCTCTTTGGCGTGCCTCAAATGTTTCAGACAAACATCCCATTCCTCTTCCTCGACATCACGGTACGTTGCCACTGCTGTTTTGGTGTATCCACCCATTTGGCACAAGTCGCATACTACGTGCTCAATTCTCATCTTGCCTCCTCCTCCAGTTGGGCCAGGCGCTGCTCGATACTGTCTAGCGCGGATATAGCCATTTCCACAGTCCCCGGCAACGCCGCATCTTTGATGTATTCCAGTGCCTGCGTTGCAATCTCCAGGCACTCATATCTAATGCCAGATATTCGCTCCAGTTCCTCGATGCGCTGTGCGGCGTAGAGCGCCATCGGATCATTGCCTTGGCGCAAGATTGCCGTGATCCTGGCATTCATTGTAAAATATGTCTCTATTGTCATTCCGCTTTCTCCTCTAGTTGGGCCAGGCGTTGTCCAATTTGTATCAGGGCTTTGTCGGCGATGCACTCCATTGTATTGCTAGCGCACCACTCCAGCGCCTTCATCGCTATCTCCAGGCACTCCCCCCTGACGCGGTTCACGTGCTGTGCCTGCGCTAGTTCTCTATTGCGGTCTGTGACTACGTAGGCTCTGTCAGTGTGTATGATCTCCAGTGTCATTCTGTTACCTCAATTGAGACAGCATTAGATACATGCGGCGTGATCCTAAGTCTGCCAGATGAACTGCTGATATACAACGTGCCGTTTTCAATCATGGCACAAACACTGCGCTCGTCATCCAGCATAAACTCAATATTGAGTAGTAGAGTAGTGTCCAGCACCTCGTGGCTGAGACGATCACCTTGCAGCCTGATTATGTTAATCTTCATTGTTGGCCTCCAGCGCCAGCGCCTCCCTGATGCGGGCAGCGAGGGCGCGGGCAGCCTTGTCATCGGCGTGAAGTTGAATTGCCCAATCCGTGTTAGAGTCTCCAGCCTCCCCAGCTTCTTCGTATGACAGATTGGCTTCCTTGCCCAACCGCTCCAGCAGCGCCACCGTCTCCTCTGTCACCAGCGCGGCCAGCCTTGAGTTGCTGGCGCGGCGCTCCCATCTGGCGGTATACCTGTCCATCTTTGCCTTGTCAGCTGCCCGGCGCTTCTTCTTGTTGGCCTCCACGCGCTCAGGGTCGTGCTGCCAACACCACCACTGGCCGTCACGCTGTACCGTGGCATTGCGGAAGCAACGGTGGGAGCCAGTAACCTCGTATGCCCTTCCTGAGCAATCACGTTTTGTTGTCATCTAGCGCCTTCCTGATCTGTGCTGCGAGGGCGTAGGTAGCCCCGGCATCGCCGTCGTGAAAATGCGCATGGTGTGCCAACCGCTCTAGCAATTGTGCCAGCCCCGGCGTCACCAGTTGCGCCAGTGCCTCGGCGCGGGTGGCGCGTTGCTCAGCTTCCCTCAGCCTCTCCAGTATATCCTCAACGGCATACTGAATGTGATTTTCGGCTATGTGTTCATCATACTTTTCAATTTGTCTCATTGCGTCTTCGATGCGGTCAACTAGCTGGTCATGCTCTTCGGCGAGTTCCTTCACCAACTTTTTCAAAACAGCGGCGGCGAGTTCGGCTTCCTGTGCCCTGCGAAACCACGGCTGCGCAATGCGGCGCGCATGTAGCAGCGCCTCGGCAGCCTCGATAGTGGCAGCCTCGGCGGCGTCCAGGGTTGCCAAGTGCGCCTGCGCCTTTTTGCGCCACTCATCGCTTTCGCACTCAGCAGCCACTGCCTTGTCATACCAATAGTCACGGTTGCGCAAGATTGTCAGCCGCCCGAACTTGTGATCTGTCTCATGCAGGTCTTTCAGTTCGGCGCGGGCCTGCGCCAGCTCAGCTTTGCGCTCCGTTGCCATGCGGAGATATGATAATGCTACGCGCTGTGCGTCGGCTAGTTCAGCCGCCAGCGCATCCCGTGCGGCGCAGGCGTCGGTGAGCTTGCTTTGCAACCGTTCCAACTCTCGACGCATTACGCAAACGCCATGATCATCATAGAATGAATAGAACTCAGCTAAGCCGTTATCTACAGCGGTCAGTTCCTCCTGCGTCTGCGCCAGTTCAGCGCGCAGTTGCTCAATTGTCCCCTTGTCGCTCACCCTGTCTCCTCCTTGTCTCTTCATCCCACCACTTTAACAATGCCGCCCGATATTCTTTCTCTTTTGCAGCAGCCGTCCGTCGCGCCTTGGCCTCTATGAGCCACAGTTGATTTGTTTCAGCTAGTAGTGCCTTGACTGTTTGTTGATTCATCATTTCCTTCTTTATTGGGCCAGGGCAAGGTTGAGTTAGCGAACCCTCTTGCCCTGGCTTTAGCACAAACCACTTCGGCCAAACCTCAGCGGCGCGGGCCAGGAATACCCACAGTTTTGCGCCGCCTTAAAAGCCGTAAGCGGATGGCTCACCCTAGTACCTCACGCACCACTATGTCAATCACCTCTGGCGCAGCACCCGAAAGCGGCAATCCCTCGACTGCTAGAGCGCCCGTCGCCACGACCCATCTTGTCACCTGGGCGCGGCCACGGAACGCGGTACTGGAGAGGTGCTTGCCCTTGAGGATGTCGGCGGCATCTCTCAATTCACGCGGCGACCACTTTTCCTCGATTGCCTTCTCTAGCCACGCCAAGGCAAGGGCAGGGCTCAATACGCCATCCTCTGTGCCATCCTCTTTGCGCGCCGCGTCCAGCGCCGCACCGTACAGCGCCAGTGAGATGTCAGGCAGGATATTCTCCAGTGGGAACGTGTCCCAGGCCAGCGCCCGGCGGTTTATCTGCTGAGTACTCACGTCCGAGCCCCACAGGTGCGCCAGCCACGCAGCGGCATTGTTCGCTACGGCCACCGATGCGAGCATGCACTCACGGCGGAACAACCGGATCCGATCTTCCTTTACTGTGACGGCAGCGGTTTCAAAGTCCATTGCTCCTCCAGTGCCACCAGTTCCACAGCGCCAGCGCCGCGAAGCCTGGGAACAGCAGCGCGACGAGGAAGGCGAAGGTTGCTAGTCCGCTGGGCATTGCTCTTCCTTAGTATGGCGGGCGCTAAATGTTTGCATCCAGTGAGTGCGTATCTCTCTAGCCTGAGTGCGTGATAGCTCTGGAAACTCCTCTTGAAGGTAGAGCGCAGCACCTGACATATTGACTAGGCCAGACTCGCGCACATCATCGAGGTAGAGCAAGTATACTTCATCTTCCATTTGAGGTTGCATAGTTCTCCTTTCATCGGCGACGGGACTGCCACGCAGATTCGCAGCAGGTGCGCCGCCGGTGCTGGTGCATGCGCGGGGACGGTTTCTCACCGCCACGGTCATAGCACTAAGACCGCTTGGTTGTGCGGTAGGGTCTCTCCACCCGCAGGCGTGGTATTTCGCTACCGCCACGCCGCCCGCGCTATGCTATGCGATTGTTAAGTCCGTGCTAGTCCTATGGCAGATACTTGCTCAGGTCGCGGGCGATGGTTGCGCGTGGCTCTTGCAGGATGGCTACAAAGTCCATTGCAACTGCTTGCGCGGCCCTCTTGAAAACGCGCTTGTCTAATTTTAGCGCCCCTGGCAAGTGTTCGCGGGCGTAACTTATGGCGTCCTCGTCTTTGTATTCCAGTACCGCGTACATCTTGACCTTGACGGCAGGGTGGGGGACACTATTACCTGTCTCTGCAAAGATACCCATAGCCGCCTCGCGCGTTGCCGTTTCCGCAATGGCTACGTGATCCTTTGCTGTTTTCAGTAGTTCCCGCTGTTGCTCCAGGTTTTCCCATGCAAAACTTGCCTCCAGAAAGGCCCGGGCCGCATCAACCTCAGCCTTGCATTCTGCCGCAACGCTTCTGGCGCACGCCAGCGTCACAACCTCATGTTTCAATTCGTATTCCATAGGTCTCCTTTTCTGATTTGCGATTGTTAAGTCCGAGCCGCCGACGCGCTCGCTGCGCGGTGGAGCCAGCGGCCCGGATGCTATGCGCTTAGGACTTTGAACTTGGCAGGGCTTCCGGGCATGGTGCCTTCTCCGCCTCTTCCAGTATAGTGACAGGCTCAAACTCATCATAAATCTGAGCCTCAGTATAATAGCCACACCCCGCAATCTCGTATATCGTTGTCCCCGTTCCTTGTTCGGCTATAGTGACAACGGGGTGTATGTAGTGTCCAGGGCTATCTTTTCTCAGGAATAAATCTCCAATTTGTAACATTGTAATCTCCTTTCCGAGCCCAGCGGCCCGGGTGCTGTTAGTCCTGCTCCTCAGCGGCTAAAAGACGCTCTAACTCGCTCAGGCTGCTACAGGCTTGTAACAGGCCCGCCTCTGCCTGTGAGAGTAAGCTCTCGATCTCATAGCCCTGATCGTATCGCTTTACACCAGCCACGAGTGCCTCTACTGCAACTGACAGAATAGCAGCCTGATCGAGCAATGCTGTGATTAGTCGTTTCTCAAACATTCGCAATCTCCTTTCCGAGCCTCCCGGCCTGGCTACGCCTGTCTGCGTGTACTCACAGGCAGGCCACCGGCGCTATGCGCGCCAGGGCAAATGGTACGAGGGTAAAGATAACGACCAGGATTATGGTAATGGCTACCCCGGTCCACATCGCCCAGTCCACTTCAGACCAGTCTACTTTACGCATCTTCATCACCTCCCAAGTCTAGCTCTTGCTGCCCGCAATCCTTCATCGCCTGATGGAGCATCAACCGGCACTCTTCGGAAGCAACGCCAGAGGGTATCCAGGCAGGCTTACCGTCTTCATCGGCGGGAGCCTCTAGCCACTTTGCCGTGGCCTGGGCTTCCTTCGCCGTCAATAGGCCAGTGCCCTCTACGCCAAAGCACCAGGACAATACCAGGTGGCGCTCCAGGTCGGTATCGCCACCTTCGGGCCGCGCCAGCGCCTTGCCCATCATCGCGGCGATACGCTGGACCAGGCGCTCGTCGGGCGGCTCTTGCTGGTCGTCGGGCGGACGTCGCAACTTCGAGAAGTCCTCAGTCTTGCCCTTCACCCAACCGCCGTTATTGCGGAGGCGGCGGCGAGTTTGGGCAGGGCCGTAGGGGCGGGGGCCGTTGGTGGCGGCGGGCGGGTCTTTGACTTCGACTGCCTCAGCGTCTATAATCTCGCCGGTCTCGCCATCCACGATTGCACCTAATTCATCAGGGGTGTAGACAGGGCCTCCGAGAATATCTGGGCAGTACCAGCGTGCACCGTTAGACATTGCGCGGGCGAACATCATGTTGCGTGGGTACTTAACCCAATTGCCGCCCTGTAGCCCGGCGGCCTGCGCATCGGCCTTTGTGAAGGACGATTCGCCGATCTCTACCATATCACCGCTTGGTCCGCGCTGCCAGAACTTTATGACACACACTTCGTCACCGTGCGAGGTGATGGTGTAATCATATTTCTCACTACGCTTGACGGCGGCGGCCAGGATATTGGCGGATGGCGCAACCTTGCCCTTGATGATATTGATGCCGGTCATTGAGGCGATTGGCCCAAATCCCATTTCCTGACCTGCTAAAATTTTCACGACGGCCTGCGCTGCGCCCTGGGCGTCCTGAAAATAGCCTGATTTTGCTAGCACTTCACCCAGGCTCATCACGTCCATGTCGTTACGAACTATCAATGCCTTGCTCATTTCTTACTCTCCTTTTATACTTGGTTGCGCGGGGCCGGTCTCGATCCGGCCAGGCTACCGTATGCTTAATTCAGGTCTTCGTGATTGCCTTCGCTTTTGTCTCAACGGATTGCCTTAAGCTCATTAGCGTGTCATCCAGCCACGCCGCCCGCGCTTTGTGATATTGGCGCAGCCGCCGGGGAGCCAGCCCTGCCGCTGTGCCTGCGTAACGTACCGAACGTATTCCTGGTTCCCGGTCGTTACTGGTTGGGTTTGCATTATGGCCGTGGCCTCCTTTTGCTTCTTATGTGCGGCGCTGTCACAAGATTGGCAAAGCCAGCGAATGTCAAGAGGCTTTTCGTAATCATCATGGTGAGCGTAGGGCTTGCATTCAGTACCGCATTCTGTACAATGATTAGGGCGCACAATCTCGCCCTTCTTAATCTTGTAGGCTATCTGTCCACGGGCCTTTGTTTTTTGGGTATCTCTTTGCCTCAGCCTGCGCTTTTTATTATACCCAACTAACCATCTCCTGTATCCTTCTGTTTTGCGATACTTGGCAGTCTTCCTTTTATTTACTATGCGTCCTTTTTCACTACGCCCATACCTTCTTTGTTGTTCTCTTGTTGTTGTCATGCTAGACTTCCTCTTTGATTTCGTCTACATCCCGTTGCCTTTTCAATGCTTTATCAATGAGAATATCTAGCGTTCTTACCATTGTACTTTCTGTTAGCGCAGCCAATATTTTGAGCTTGCGCCAAGTCTTTGTCCATATTCTTATCGTTCGATGTTTGCTTTTCATAGTGTAGTAATTATACTACACCTTCCTGGAATTGTCAAGCCCCAGTTTTACCGCTTCCCCCTCTGCGCCCGCCGCGCCAACTTCTGGCGCTTGTGCTCCTTGCGCTTGGCAGTACGCCAGTTGCGCTGTGGGCTCTTGGCACGCCCGTGTTTGCTTGCACCGGCGGCACGCCTTGCGCCCTTCTGGCCGCCGCCGAATCCTTCTATCATCCGTTCAAGCCAGTTCATCGTTATGATTCTCGACATCTTCATCGCTTTCTCCTTTCACCGCCGCTATGGCGGCGCGGGCAATCTCCTTGCATTGATCGCATACGGCTACTATGCCCTCTTCCGGTACTTCGCACCAGAAGGCGGGATCTAACTCTGCGATAGCCTCCAGCGCCTCTAGCATCAGCGGCGCAGCGCCAAGAAGCCGGATCCGCCGCTCATCTTCGCTAGCCGCAATAACATGGCCATCGCCGTCACGAAGCCAGTGGAATTTCCCATCTGCCGAATAGACACTCCAAGTCATCGCCCCCTCCTTTCCGCCAGCGCCTCGAGCGCCCTCGCAGGGATCCGCCAACTGCCGCCCTGGCCCGGCTTCGGCACCTTCACTGAACTGGGCAGCAGGCCATCACGCGCCCACCGGCACACGTCGTGCGCCGTCACCTTGTCGAAGACGCCTATCTCCACCAGGCGCTCGGCGGCTTCGGCGGCGGTGTACCAGGTGTCCATGCCTTCGGCGATGAGGTCCAGCGCAATGGCGCAAGTGCTGGTAGTGTATTCTGCCTGTGGTATCATAATAACCCAGCGACCACCTGGTACTTGCTGGGCAAAGCCCTCGCTCTCTACGCCATTCTTGACGACATAGACGCGCCCACACCGTTCTACCGTTTCAAACTCCACCTTGCTCCTCCTTGAGTCGCGCCTGGCACTCGCTCGCCGTTTCAGCGGCCGGTGGCAGGCGCTCGGCTATTGCAATCAATGCATATCCAATTGTTAGTACAGCAATGCGCCCCCAGTCTCGGAGGGGCAGGCGTGTCGACTCGTCTACGGCTTGAGCAAAAAACTTGGCTTCCTTCAAGTGGTCTACCATCTTTTCCTCCTTGTTAGGTATCCCGCCCCAGCGCGGCGAAAGCTGCTGCGAGCCCCGTGGCAGGCAGGCGCACCGGGGCGGGGGCTGTTACATCTCAGGCTCTCGTCCATCTTCTCCATCCTGGTAGCCCGCGCGGTATGCCAGCCGCTCCGCCTCACCGGTGCGGTTACACCAGTTCTGAGCCGCGCGGCCAATTAACACACCTAGAAGGAACAGGCCTACCAGTGCTGAACCGGAAATTGCCATCTCATCCCTCCAATCCCGCGCTTGCGCGCGAGTCCTCTCCCGCCGTCGCTGCCACCTGCTCGACGGCCAGGGCCTCGTAATCGGGTTGCATTATATCAGTATCACCAAGCCAGCCCGGTATGTCGATTATCCGCACCCGCTCATAGCCAATCGGCATAACGCCTCGCCGGTTGCATCTGTCGCAAGCGCGGAATAGGTACTCACTGTTTCCGGGTTGTCTATACCACGGCGCTAGCAGCGCGATGTGATGCGCGGTCAGCTGCACCAACGTTTCCCGATGCACTGAGTCCATGCCGTCCACGCCTCCGCACTGGCGGCAGCAGGCGGACTTGAGCCTGCCTGCGAGCTGGGCTTGGGTGCCTTCGTACTCGATGGCGTCGTAGGCCAGTTCGGCGTTTTCGAGCGTTGCTATTTCACTCATTGTTGGCCTCCACTAGTTCCTCTGTTGTGATGCCAAAGCGCAGGCACATGATGAATAGCGCCTGGTGCAAGCCGTTGCGGTAGGAGCGACGGGTTGCCGCGAGGCTCCAATCTTCAGTGTCAATGGCCTCTTCATATCGTTCTTGCTCATGCTTGATCATCCTATCAATGACTCTGGCAACGTGTAGTTGTGCTTCTCTCACATCCATCACTCCCTCCTTTACTCTTGCGCTCCCGTTCCTGCCGCGCAGACTCCACCGCGAGTACTCGTGGCAGGCGTGGCGGGTCGCACGGGGCCGCGCTGGTTATGACTGTCTAGTCACTGTGAAGGACGTCCTGCGTCCCCACAATCTGGACAGACTCCGCCTTTCTGGTTGCTGAGTCATATCGCACTTGGTATTGTACGTCGTTATGTTCATACCAGATAGCAGTATAACCTGCTGCGAATGATTGACAGGTTATCTCCTGCCCAGACTCTGCCAGTTGAACCATTTTATTGAAGGTCATCGTTTTCTCCTTTTTGAATTGCTTGGTTTACCGTCGGCCACTCCTGATTGCCGGGAAGGATACTGCGATACCTTCCTTGCTCCCGTTTTTTAACTCAGTTGGGCCAGCAATCAGCAGGGGCCGGGGGGCCGCTGCCTACGCGTTTTTGCCAGACGCGCTAACTGGTGTAATTTAGTTTATATTCTCATCCCACTCGACTTCGTAGCCACGCTCTTCTGCAAACCGTGCTTGGCGGATCCGCTCGTTCACGGCGTCACCGGCATGACCTGCCTTTCAAAAGTCTTACCGCTGGGCCAGGTGGCCGTGAACTTTACTAACCCTGCCCCGATGTAACCTCTCAGTGTTTCCTTGATGACTACTGTGCCTTTGGACATTGCTCTCTCCTTTGTTCACTTAATCTACCTATATAATACCATATTATGCGAGTATTGTCAATAGGGTTAGGTAAGAAAAAGGTCTTATTTTAGTGAAAGTTTCGGACAAATTCCTTTGAAACAAAAAGGCCCGACACTTCTCAGCGCCGGGCCTCATCTGCATGCTCCTACCCCATGTCCATTTCGTTCATCGGCGGCGTGGCGGCGGTATCGTAGTTCACCGTTATCAGCCAAGTCTCCAGCGCCGTCTCCAGTTTCTCGATACGCCTGGACTGCTTAGTGATTACGGCTACGTTCGCAACGACTTGCAACCGTTGCTCCTTGCTCAGGGCCACCTCCTGCTCCAGTTTCTCGATGCGTATGCCCTGCTCCACCAAGGTAACTTTCAATAACTCGACTTGCCCGATGGTTTCAGCGGTGATTATGGCGCAGGTCTCCAGTTGCTCGATGCGCTTGTCCCGTCCGCCGACGATAATCCACAGGCCGTCAATCTGCCGCTCCAGTTCTGTGATGCACTTGGATTGCTCGGTGTCAAACGGTTCAGTTTGGTTCATTCGTCTCCTTTCATTGTAGCAGTGCAATATACGCTTCCAAAAACAAGCCCAGCCTGACCTCATAATATTCTACATCGTCCTTTCGCATCTCGCTCAGCGTGAGCAACCTGTTTGGCGGCATATTATTTTCATACTTGCACTGAGGGCAAGCGCCAAGCGTCAATCCATCAACATTGCCAGTCCACCCGCAACCGGGGCAGATTACATGATCGCCTATGTTCATTCGTCTCCTTTCATTCTGTTAGATTGTCCAGTCCCAGCGCCGCCTGCGTTCCCAGCATGTCCTCAAGCCACGCCACGATCACGGCGGCGGCTTGTATTAACTCTTCTGCACCAGAAAGACGGTCTTCTTCGAGCAGGGACTTACTCGCTTCGCCCAGCTCTTCAGTGAGAATCAGAAGCCAGGTGCCATTCGCATGCACTTGTTTTCCCCACTTAGCAATCTGGCGCTGGCGCTCTGCTACGATCAACTGCCAGATTTCATCCATTGTTACCATTTATCTACTCTCCTTTCATTCTTAGTTTATTCTAATTCAAGCGCCGCCTGCATCTCCAGCGTCAGGCCGGGGAGCGGGCGAGGTGAGTAATTGCCCTTGCCTTTATATGTTATTGGACCATCAACTTCAGCGTATTTTTCACCTCTTATAATCTCACCAATTGTAGTTGGACTTACATTGTATCTTTTGGCTAGTTCCTTCTGGTGTACTTGCTCCGTGGCATAAACTTGTCTAAGTTCAACTACTTGTGAAGATGTGAGTTTTCTCCTGGCTAATTGTCCTGGCAATCGCAGTTGTTTTCCTTTGGTGAAGTCGCCTACCCAGGCATATCCCTTGCCGCGTACAATCCGGTTGATGGTAGATACAGACACGCTATATTTCTGTGCTAGTTGCTCTTGTGTTACTTGTTTTTCAGTGTACGTCTTTCTAATCTCAGCGATCTGCGATGAATTAAAACGGCAGGGCCACGGTGATTTATGGCGTCCTTTTCGCATCTTGTCGATTGAGTTGTCGGCAGCAGTACCTAGAAACAGGTGTCTTGGATTAACACAACTGGGGTTATCGCAGTGGTGGCATACAAACATTCCATTGGGGACTTTGCCATGCCACAGCATCCAAGACACGCGGTGTGCTCGGCGCTGTTTTCCTTGAAAATGGAAAAGCCCATAACCTGATCCGTCGTCGCCGGCCTGCCATTCCCAGCAATTATCTAGAGTGCCTATTCTTACCTTACTCCAGAAGCGTTTACCCAGTGATTGTGACATAATGGAGAATCTCCTTAAGCAAAAAGACCATCACTTTCTCATAGGCCGGCCACCAGGTCGGGCAAGCGAACAAACGCAAACACTTTGCGCGACTCGCCGACCTATGAGAAAATCATGGTCTTGCGTTTGTTTGCTGCTATTGCGCCCTGGTGAGAGCCATTGAGTTTTTAAGTAGCCCTGGGACTAACCAGGGCTAGGGGGGATAGCCTCCGTAATACTTCCGCGGGCGGTCTATCCAACTATATTATACTACTTTTTGGAGAAAAGTCAATAGGCAATTCCTTCTTGACAAACAAGCCTATTCTGTGCTATAATGAGGGTGCCAAGGATCTCGTTGTATCGCTACGCAAAACTAATATTCGGGAGGCCATAGTGGCAGACTGGGTAGGATGTGATAGTACGGATGCTGCCAGCCAGGTCGATGAAATTTTTGTACTGACGCCGATACTCGGCTCTCGTTGTCTGCGTTGCAATTCTACTACGTTCCTAGTTCGTCTTCCCTACGGCAGCATCTACGACGGCGAGTACGTTTGCGCCCGGTGTCTTGACGCGGCGCTATTTGGGGAATACGAGAAGTTTCGTCAAGTTTAATATTCGATAGGAGGCTCAAATGTCTGTAAACGCAGGACTGTTAGCGATGGCGGCATTCTTAGCCACCGTCACCAACCGGCTGGTCGAAGGACTCATCAAGCCGGTTTTTGACAAGTTCAAGTGGGACAAGTTCTGGCTCATGTACGTTGCCTGGGTCATCGGCGCGGCGCTGGTGTTCGCCACCGGCATCAACCTGTTTCCCGGTGTCTTCGTCTACCCGGTCATCGGCCAGGTATTGACGGCGCTGGTAGCGGGTGGCGGGGCGAACTTGCTGAACGATTTGTTTGATGGGTTCAAGTAAGCGCGGGGTTCCTTGTCCTCCTTACCCGCGTACCAGGCAGCCGCAGACCGGTTGCCGAGTGGATGCCGGGCGCTGGAGTTTATACTCTCCTCTCCAGCGCCCTGGTTGCCCGCTGTGAGCCCTGCGCGGCAGGGATAGGCTATAATCTATTGCGGAGGTGACATGGCACAACTGCCAGGTGAAAATATAGACCAGGTATGGACTGCTACTACGAGTGAGTTAAGTTCGCTGCGCACGCTCATCCCGATCAGCCAGCCACAGTTGCGGACATTACTAATGTTAATTGACCAACAGCTCGAGGGTGCCGAGGTAGACATCATCCAGGCGCTCCCAGCGGGTGACGGTAGAACCTGGCTCGTTGATCATCCCGGCCTAGGGCGTCGTCTCATGATCGACATTCTGACAAAACGACGGGAGGTGCTGTAATGGCTAGCGGAGATACACTGTCCAGATTTACGCCACAGCACAATGAGCCGCCCCTGTCCAACCCGGCTACCCCTGATCGTCGCGGTAGCCATCCCGTACTCGACTTTGATGCTACCACAAATGAGTCTACCGTCTTCTCTGACGTCATGCCGAGCAACTACGCGGGCACAACTGGCGTGACGGTTTACATCCACTATGCAATGAGCAGCGCTGAGGCGGACACCGTGGACTGGGACGTGGCGTTTGAGCGCATTGGCGACCAGCAGCAAGACCTGGACAGCGACGGGTTCGCCGCTGTCAACAGTGTAGACAATACAACTGTACCCGGTACATCTGGCCTGGTGGACATCGTAAACGTCACGTTCACTGACGGTGCAGATATGGACAGCGTGGCCGTTGGCGAGGGCTTCCGGCTCAAGGTGACGCGGGATGCCACTAGCGACGACGCGGCGGGTGATGCTGAACTTCGGTTTGTAGAGATCAGGGAGACGTAATTGGCGCGCTCTTTTGCCGCCGGTAGTAGTGAATATCTGACTGTAGGCAGTGCCGTCCTGACCGCGCTGCCCATCGCGATGGGCTGCATGTTCTGGGCGGATGACTTAGATGATCCCTACACCCTGATGGCATTAAATCAGGGCAACACCAATTTTCACTACCACCAACTGCTAGCCGACGGCTTTGGCGCTACGGATAAACTGAGTGCCCGCACTAAGGCAGGCGGAGCAATTGGCACTGCCCAGGCCAGCATTAAATTCACGGCTGGCGCCTGGCATCACGGACTCGCCATATTTATCTCCAGCACCAGCCGCGCTGTATACTATGATGGAGCAAACTCTGGCACTAATACTACTGACACCGGTGCCATCGCCACGTCCAATGCAACCGCTATCGGAGCAATATACTCTGCGGGCGGCGGCGGCGGCCATATGAACGGCGACATTGCCGAGGCGGGCATTTGGGACTTGTCCGCCTGGCCCGGCGCAACCGCTGCCGATAAAGCGGCCGAGTTTGTGCGCGTCGCCGTTCCCGCGCTTGCGCTGGGATACGCGCCGTCGTTTTTCCCGCTGGGGCTGGCAGCCTACCACCGACTCCTCAGAGACGAAGACCAGGACATAGTCGGCGGCTATGACATGACGCCAGTTAATACACCGTCCATCACGGCACATCCGCCGATGATTTACCCATCGCGGCCCTATACCGTCCACATTGCAGCCGCACCGCCGCCCTCCGCTATCGTGCCAATCGCCATGCACCACTATCGTTCTGCGAGGCTTTAATATGCAATGGCTCAAACAGTCAACAGCGGCTACTGTCAAGATTGGCCCGTTTCTCGATAGTACGGATGGCGATACCGAAGAGACTGGGCTCACTATCGCCCAGGCCGACGTGCGCCTGAGTAAGAATGGCGGCAATATCGCGCAGAAGGCAGAGGCTACCTCTTGCACCCACGATGAATTGGCTATCTACGGTTGCCCCCTGGGCACGACCGACACCGATACCCTGGGTCGCTTGCAACTGTGGGTACACGAAGGCGGCGCGCTCCTGGTCTGGCATGAGTTTATGGTTGTGCCGGCCAACGTATGGGATAGCTTCTTTGGCGCTGACTATCTGCATATCAACGTAGCTGAGATCTCCGAGGACGCCACTGCCGCCAATAACGCCGAAGCCTTCTTCGACGGCACGGGATACGCTGGCACGAATAACGTCATCCCTACAGTTTCGGCCCTCACCGGACATACCGTCCAGACCGGTGACAGTTACGCCCGCCTGGGTGCACCCGCGGGCGCTAGCATCGCCGCCGACCTGGTGACGATCGACAACTTCGTGGATGACCTGGAGAGCAGACTGACAGCGGCGAGGGCGGGCTACCTGGATGAACTGGCGGCGGCAAATCTGCCGACCGACATCGCAGCCATCCCGACCGCCGCAGAAGTCGTGAACGAATGGGAAACGCAATCGCAGGCAGACCCAACCGGTTTTCACGTCAACGTCAGGGAGAGCCTGGGCCAGCCTGTCAAATTTGACGATCTCTATGGTGGGCTTGCCGGGCCGGGAGTGTGGATAGATGCCGGGGCGAACACGAATACCGTCAGCGGCGTCGATGGCATCCACTCAAATCCCGTCTCGACGTTGACCGCTGCGCGGACGATAGCGGACGCGCTGGGGTACAAGACGTATTATTTACTCGGCGGTATATCACTCACCATAGCGGCTACTCACGAAGACTGGCATTTTATCGGCCTAGGCGAACCTACGTCTAACAGGATCAACCTGGGCTCACAGGACGTAGACCGCTCTGGATTCGTCAACCTGGAGGTAGTCGGCATACAGGGCGGCACGGAGCGTATCATCGTTCGCGGCGGGGCTATCAATGACCCGGGCGCGGGCGCGACGACCCTGCACGTCTTCGCCTGTGCCACGATGTTCACCGGTGACTTTGAGCTAGACACCTCAAATGATAACGTATTTGATCAGTGCTTTAGCGGCGTCGCAGGCGCAGCGGCTCCGGTTATTATAGCGACAGGCGCGGCGGGGACGGCGGTATTCCGGCACTATAGCGGCGGTATTGAGTTCAAAGCACTGAGCGCGTCGCATAATGTCTCGTGCGAAACGGACGGCCAGGTTATCTTTAACGCAGATTGTAACGTAAATGCCGATGTCGCCCTGCGAGGCAACATGACCATCACGGATAACACGGCAGGAATGAACAATCTCTCCCGCGACGCGGCACTCAGTGGGGCCTACGTCAACACGCAGGCAGACACCGCGCTCACAGATTACGATGGCCCGACGAATGCCGAAATGGAGGCGCGGACGCTGGTGGCCGCCTCGTACTTCGACCCAGCCGCCGACGCTGTGGCAGACGTTACGCTGGTCGCCACTACTACGACAAATACCGATATGGTTGGTACCAATAGCGCGGCCCTGGCCTCGGTTTGCACTGAGGCGCGCTTGGCCGAACTAGCTGCCGCCAACTTACCGACTGATATCGACGCGATCCTGGCCGATACCAATGAATTGCAAACAGATGACATCCCCGGTGCAATCAGTGGTCTAAATGATCCTACGGCGGCGGCTATTCGCACTGAGATTGACTCTAATAGCACGCAACTGGCGGCCATAGTCGCCGACACCAATGAACTCCAGACAGACGATATTCCCGGTGCAATCGCCGGTCTCAACGATCCTACTGCTGCCAGCATTACCGATGCGGTATGGGATGAGGCATTAACGGGTGTGACACACAATGTATCAACCTCCGCGGGACGTAGGCTGCGAGAGATTGGGGGCCTGATCATCACGGCAAATACCTGCCAAGCGGGGAGTACGGTAAGCACTGTTGTGCTTGGTGCAACTGCAAGCGCCACAGATGGAGCATATGATCCGGCGCTTATTGCCATCGTTGATGGTACGGGCGCGGGACAATCTCGTCTGATTTTGGAATATGCAGGTGGAACTCGGACGGCGGCGGTAGATCGTGATTGGAAGATAACGCCGGATGATACGAGTGAGTATATTGTTTATGCTCACCCTGGTAGGGAGCACGTCAACGAGGGAATAGCCAGGGGCGGTACAGCAAATACGATTACGCTCAATACGTTGGGGAGTGCCATTGACGATGCGTATAATGGGCAACTTGTCTTTATTCGTGCGGGAGTTGGTGAAGATCAGGTTCGTCTCATTTCTGACTATGACGGTACGACAAAGGCTGCGACCGTCACGCACAATTGGGCCACGAATCCGACAACTGCATCGAATTACATCATTATTCCCAATCACATTCATACGCAGCAAGAAAATGCGGTAATTATTCGCACGGAGATAGACAGCAACAGTACCCAGCTAGCTGCCATCGTCGCCGATACGAACGAGTTGCAAACTGACGACGTGCCTGGCCTGATTGCCGCGCTCAACGACATCGCCGTAACCGACATCACGCAGCGCCAGATACCGGACAGCATACCCGCCGATGGCACGCTGCCGACTATTGAGCAGGCGCTGTATATGATCACGCAGTTCCTTTACGAGCGAGCGGTGTCGGGAACGACAGTGACGGTGAAGAAGGCGGACGGCTCAACCTCGCTGCTGACGCTGACGCTCGACGACGGCACAGATCCTACCAGCATCACTCGAGCTACATAATGGCTATCAAAAACATCATCACGCTGGGCATCGGCGCTACACCTGGAAATATTAAATATTTCCTGCTGTTAGGGCTGGACATCAGTGAGATAACTGGCGTCGTAGACCTGACACTGCGAGATCGCACGGTGGCCTTGACGTTGCTGCCCCGGACGACCGACTTGACGCTATGCGATCGCCCGATAGATTTGACATTGGAGCCACGATAATGGACGCAGACAGTAGGCGCATAGTAGAGTCGCCAATCCATCAGGGTGAAGATGAGAAACTTGCCTATACCCTGACTGTCCCGACGTCGTGGGGCGCTGACCCCTCCTCGCCATCTGTGACCATCAAAGACGCCGACGGCGAGGACGTGACGGGTGATTATACCAGTGGCAGCGCCAGTGTGTCGGGTGCTGTCATCACTACACCGACGATCCTGGACTTGGTCGCCGAGGCTCAATACCGCCTGGAGGTTAAATTCACAGTGAGCGGTGGCAATGTCGAAGAGGCATGGGGCGATATGCGCGGGGAGGCGTAAGGCGTGGGCAATCTACGGCTGGAATGGATTGATCCTAAGACCCTCACGCCCAACCCGGCGAACTGGCGACGCCACCCGAAGGCGCAGAAGGACGCGCTGGAGGCGGTCATCGGCGAAGTGGGCTGGGCCGGGGCGCTGCTTTACAACGAGACCACCGGCAGGCTCATAGATGGCCACCTGCGCCAAGAGATCAGCCACGATGGGCCAGTGCCGGTGCTGGTAGGCAAGTGGACAGAGGCGCAGGAGCGCCTGATATTGGCAACCCTCGACCCCATAGCCGCCCTCGCAGAAGCCGAATCTGATGCGCTCGATGCCTTGCTCAAGACGGTAGAGACTGAGAGCGAGGCGGTAAAGGCGCTGCTGGAGAGGCTGGCGCAGGATGAGGGCCTGAGCCTGGGGGAGCCAGTAGCCGATCCTGGGGCGCAGGTTGACAAGGCGGCGGAGTTGCAAGAGAAGTGGCGGGTTGAAACGGGCGAGCTGTGGGAGATTGGAGCGCATCGGCTGGTTTGTGGGGATTGCACCGACGGGGCTGTGGTGGAGCGGGTGATGGGTGGGGAGAAGGCGTCCTTCTGTTTCACCGATCCGCCGTATGGCGTGAAATATACAGGCGGAACCAAGAAGTGGGCTATGCTGGAGAACGACGACGAGGTTAATATGTACGCGGCTTCTCTTCCATTGATTGATCGTTTTACAGAGGACAAGGCGACTCTATACCTAGCGTTCGCGGACGCGAACGCTAGGTCGGTGTATAACTCGTTGGCGGACAACGGATTTATTCAGCGGGCTCTCATTATTTGGAATAAGAACCTTGCTCAGTTTGGGGCGATGGGAAGTCAGTATAAGCAGAAGCATGAGCCAATTGCCTATTGTTTCAAGAAGGGGGAAGCGCCGTATTGGTTTGGGCCAAGTAACGAAGTCACAGTTTGGGATATAGACAGGGCGATGGCTAATGAATTCCACCCGACTCAGAAGCCGGTTGAATTAGTTGTTCGCGCGATGCGCAACAGTGCCCCTCCCGCTAGTATTGTTCTTGACCCCTTCCTCGGTTCCGGCACAACCGCCGTAGCCTGCGAGCAACTTCACCGCCGCTGTTTTGGAATTGAGATACATCCGTCCTACTGCGCGGTGACATTGGAGCGCCTGTCCCAGATGGGCCTGGAGCCGAGGCGGGTGGAGTGAGAGATGGGTCGCGTAACGTATTTGAAAGACTTGCCACCAGAGATAATTGATCGGCTGATTCAGTACATCCGCGCCGGTTCCTTCCCGTACATTGCAGCGCAGGCTTGCGGTATTCCTAAGTCTACCTGGTATCGTTGGATGGCAAGCGGGCGCAAGGGGAATAAGACTTACCGGGAATTATGGGACAAGGTACAGGGCGCAGGGGCCGAGGCCCGCGTCGTGGCTGAAAACAAGGTTTTTAGCGGAACTCCGCTGGCCTGGCTACGCTACGGCCCAGGGCGCGAGCGGCCGGGTGAGCCGGGGTGGACAGATAGCAGGCAGGTTGAACTTAGCACGAAGGATGACAAGCCGCTGGGCATTACTCACTATTTTGATCAGGCGCTAAAACGAGCATACAAGAATGATAACGGCACTGGACAGGTATCTGACAACAGCAGCGAAGGCGAACTGCCCGAGTGACCAGATAGTCAACTTTCGCAAGGGCGAGTATTGCGCCCAGGCCAAACAGTTGCGCTTTCACGCGGCGGCCAGGCTGGCCGATATTGAGGGTGGGCCGACGCAGATAGGGATAGGGGGCGCAAGGGGCGGAGCGAAGAGTCATACTGTAGTCTGCCAGGTAGCACTTGACGACTGCATGCGTTATCCCGGTCTAAAATGGCTCTACCTGCGCAGTGTAGGTGCATCAGCACGTGAATCGTTTCAAGACCTGTTGACGAAAGCGTTGCCAGGGTTGCTCAAATATTATATCCCTTCGCGCTCACTGCTGGCCTTGCCAAACGGTAGCCGGATATTACTCGGCGGCTTCCGCACTGATCGTGATATTGAGAAGTACGTTGGACTGGAATACGATGGCATTGTTAAGGACGATGCGCACCTAATCTCAGCAGAGAGACACAGGTTAATCGACGGCTCGCTTAGAACATCCAAGCCAGATTGGCGACCACGTTCTTACATTACTTTCAACCCTGTTGGGATTGGGCACTCATACCTTAAAAAGTTATTCGTGAAGCCGTGGCGTAACGGCAATGAAACAGATACTCGGTTCTTCTTTTCACTGCCAGAGGACAATGCCTTTCTCAATCCTGAGTACGTCAAGTACCTGGATACGCTTAAGGGCTGGCTTTATAAAGCTTGGCGTAAGGGCGACTTTGACATTGCCTCTGGGGAATACTTCACTACCTGGCGGCATGAGGTGCACGTTATTGAGCCGTTCCGTGCACCGCTGGACTGGACGTGGTGGGCCTCGATGGACTACGGTTTCGTGCACCCAACCGTGGTACACCTGTTCGCCAGGGACGGTGACGGGATGACCTACATCGTGGATGAGCATTATCAGGCTGGCTGGCTGGTGAAGCGGCAGGCAGAGGCTATCGAGGCAATGCTTGGGCGCAACGACGTGCACTACGGCAGGCTGGAGCGGTTCGTGGCAGGCGGTGACGTGTTCGCCCGCAAGGGCAACTCAGAGACCAGCATAGCGCAACAGTATGAGGCGCAGGGCTTGAAACTGGAGCCTGCCAATATGGACCGCATCAACGGCGCGGCACAGATGCTCGACTTGCTCGGAGACGTAGACGCCGGGCAAGCGCCACGGCTCAAGATATTCAACCGCTGCGCTCAGTTGATTGAGTGCATACCGGCAATGCAGCACGACCCGCGCAGGCCAGAGGACGTGCTGAAAATGGACGCTGACGAGGAAGGGCTGGGCGGTGACGATGCCTATGATTGCACCCGCTACGGCCTGATGGAACTGGATAACCTGGCGAAACGCCGGGCGAGGATATACTGATATGGCAATGGATGAAAAAGAGACAATCCCATATTATTGTCAGAACTGCGAAAGAGATGTTGAATGCCACGCCTCTGTATGGCCTGAACGGCTTGTACTGACTACACCCTTTCATCGGATTGTAGTCCAAGCCAATGCACGTTGCCCAGATTGTGGGGCAATACTTGCCAGTGGCAGAGAGGTCATTGAGTTATATTAGGAGCAACTAATGGCAACTGACATAGCTGAACTGGCCTTCGCAGGCTGGCAGACAGAAGAGGAGCACACGCGGCAAAAGAACATCGTGCTGGTGCGCGATTACTACGACGGTGACCAGCACGTACCGCTCACCAAGAGGCAAAGGGAAACCCTGGGCTTTGTCGAGGGCGGGCGCTTTGCGATCAACTACTGCGCTACCGTGGTCAATGCAGTGTGGGAGCGGCTAATAGTGGCGGCGCTGGCGGCATCAAAGGACAAGGCATTCTCTGAGATTGCCTGGCAGTGGTGGCAGCACAACAGGATGGACGAGAAGCAAGACGGCGTGCATCGTGGCGCAGTTCGGGACGGCGAGTACTTTGTCATCGTAGACCTGGACGATGAACTACAGCCGCGTTTCACGCCGCATCTGCGCTATACCGATCCGCTCAGCGGCGGTACTGGCTTTGGCTGCAAGGCGCATTATCCCGACGACCTGACCTCACTGCCGATGGAGTTTGCCAGCAAGAGGTGGACAGAGACAGTGGTAGAGGACGGCAAGCGGCAGACACGCCAGCGCCTCACGATGTACTATCCTGAGAGAATAGAGAAGTACCGCCAGGCCGCACGCTCGGGTGAGAGCGGCTGGACGGAGCACCTGGATGAGGGTGATACTACCTGGCCCATTCCGTGGGTGGACACGGTAGGCAAGCCGCTTGGCATACCCGTTATTCACTGGCGCAATCCCGATAGCAAGAGTGAGATATGGGATGCCATCCCGCCACAGGATGCAATCAACAAGACGGCAATCGACATCCTGGCCGCCGCCGATGCTGCTGGGTTCCCGATCCGTATTGCACAGGGGTTCTCCGCTACCACAGATGGAAAGCCACCTGCAAGCGATGGCGGCAACTACCTGGAATTGACGCCGGGCTGCTGGATTGAGATACCGAAAGATGCTACGGCCACGCTGCTGGAAGGCACAGACCTAACGCCGTTAATCGCCGCGCTAGACAGTTGGATTGTCAAATTAGCGCAGGTGACAGATACTCCTATTAGTCGCTTCCAGGTTACCCGGCTGGTAGCTGCCGAGGGCACATTGAAACAGCAAGAGGCCGTGCTGTTGTCCAAGGTACGCGTAAGGCAGGTCCGCTTTGGCAACTCCTGGGAGGATACGCTATATATGGCCCGCCGCCTGGTGAATACCTTCGCCAGTGGGGGACTGAACGAAGAGGCCATGCTCGAGGTGGAGTGGGTGCCCGCCGCCACTCGTGATGAGAAGGAACACATCGAGACGCTGGGCCTCAAGCGTGACAAACTGAATGTCCCGCTTGAATTCTTGTGGTCTGAGGCGGGATACTCACAAGAGGAAATCAATAAGATGAAGATGACCGAAGAGTACCAGGCGCGGTTGAATATGCAGAGGCAGGCAGCGGCGATGTTTGGGCAGGAGCCAGAGGGGGAGGAAAGTGAATAAAATTACATGCTATTGCACTGACTGCAAAAGGAGTTTTAGTGGTCGCGCTGCCGCTGCTCAAAGCGGGCAAGGCGAGTACATTCTACTTGCAATCAGTGGCATGTGTCCACACTGTGGAGAGTTTGTCATGGGTTGGGAGGGTAAAATCTCTGTATTGCCTGTAGGGGCTGATATTGGCGTGGTATTTGATCCAAAGGTAGAGGGGGACAATGAAGAGCGGTGATAAGTGGATTAAGCGTGTGATAACAGACGTGCTCAAATTGGATGAAGACGAGGGAGATGCCATTAACCGCGTCACGATAGATGCGCGGCGGGGCGAGGCGGTGCGGTTGCAAGTCTACGCCCTGGATGTAATGGGCAAGATTGAGATACTGGAGATACGAGAGTCAGCAGTGCCGGGCATATACGAGGCTGTTGTAGTTACAGATGGAGAGGAGCTCAGAATTGCCTAACATTACAAGGTGGCTACGCTGGGTCTTTGGCAGAAAAAGGGCAACACAAGTCAGAGGAGGACAGTGAATAATCAGGTCAAGATCGGGCCGATAACCTACAGCGTGGAAGAGGCCGAGGATCTACGCACCGGGAAGGGAAAAACCCTGTGGGGGCAGGTTGACCATGTGGAAGCCAAGATTTTAGTGGCCGCAAAAAACGCGGCGGTGCAGAAACGGCAAACCGTGTGGCACGAGATTGTTCACTTGATTCTGTTCCAGGCCGGGCGCAGGAAGGACAGCAGGAAGGAAAGGCTCGTTGATTCGTTAGCGTATGGCCTGATGCAAGTGGTGGAGGACAATCCGTGGCTGGCAGAATCGGAATAGAGGGCAATGCCTAACCGCCGCCCCTCCATCAAGGCCGCTCTGCGCACCAACCGCGAACTGGGCAAACTATTCGCCAAGTTGGGCACTGCTGAACATCCGCGCGGCAAGGTGCTGGTGGCATACCGCAACGCACGACGGGCACTCAGGGATGTGCTGAGACAACGTACTCCTGCAATTGCGATGGGGGCCTGGCTGGGTGCATATCACGAAACGCAAGAAGTGATGGCCGGGCTCAAGGACAGCGTGCGCACAGTAGTGAATACCACGCTTGACAGCGCCTGGGCGCTTGGATGGAAGCAAGCTATTATTGAGGGCCGCGTATGGAATATAGAGCCGCAGTTGCAACACATTGACACTATGCCAATGCTTGACGCCATAATCGGCATAGTTGAGCAGCAAGAGCGTGGCATACTAGCGACGCTGGCAACTGGCGCAGATCCGGCGCTCATCCTGGGCAGTGATACCACCGTGGGCCTGCTCAGGCCAGACATCGTGACGCGGGAAGGGGCACGCTGGCTGGCAACGGCGGCAGGGCTGGCACTCATTGGCGCACTGCAACCGGCAATGCAGGCGTCGGGCCGCGCATGGGGCAAACAGGCGATAGCCGCCATTGATGCCGTGACCACTGAATGCTGTTTGAGGGTGCATGGCCAGGTAGTGCCAGAGAAGAGACAGTTTCACACGACCGGCACGCCAGCCTGGGCCGATTACCAGGATTGGACACCGTTTCACTGGAATTGCCGAACGTCCGTGGGGATGGTCCCAATGGATGAGACTGACGACGACCTAACCGCGATGCTGCTGGAGCAATCGGCGGGCGAGCAAAAGAAGCGGCGGGACGCAAGGCTGCGCATCGCCGAGATACGAGAAGCGCTGGTGGGCAAGAAGGCGATACCCGATGCGCGCAGGCGAGCCGACGACACGAAGGCAATAACTGAACTGCGCGAGGAGTTATTGGCGTTGAGGCAGAGGGGTGGGTATGCCCAAGGAGGATAGGGTGAAAAACTGGAAATGCGCATATTGCGGCAGCACAAATAGGGTGAGACAGGAACATTGCGGCGATGGCGAAGTACGAGGATGCGGTGCTACTCGATTACAGAGCAGGCTAGCAAGGATCACTCGCGATGATTTTGTTGGGTCATTCAATGGCAAGCCAGTTTATAGTGGCGATCCCCGATTGCCTGATTTACAAATGCACGAAGATTTTATGATTGCCTTGGACTTTCCGGGTGACTGTATTACAGCCGCGCAAATAGCCAGTGGCTCAGTGGCTTGACAACCCACCTCAGAATGTGGTATAATGGACGCTAGAGTAAGGACATTGCTAATGTCAATTCGCCAGGCGCTCATCATTGCACTGGGCGCGCTTGAAGATTATATGGAGATGACCAGGAGTATACCGCCGAAGCACAGACAGAATAATGGCTAAGAATGAGGAAACGTTAAAGTCCTTGGCAAGGGCAGCAAGCGACAAGTATCAAGCAGAGGAGACGTTTGAGTTTATGCTAGCCGCCGTCAGGAATACTGGCAGGCAGCTACAACTTATGATCAATGCCATAGTGGTAATGCAAGAGGCCATGCCAATGCCCGCTGACAGCTGGGAACAGTTCAAGCGCGATATAGAATATACCAACGAGAAACACGGATTGAATTTGATAGTTTAGAAGACATAACTAAATAGCCACCGGGCAACCAGCGGCACACTTTCAGACCAGCATAATACCGGTCTAAGTGTGCCGCTTTTTGCGTTTAGGGATACGGGCCAGGATGGGCCACACAAGTAACGGGAGGTATGGCGAGATGCCAGACGAACAGGGAACAGAGACGGGGACGGTCGAGACGACCACAGAGAGCGACGCCAGCGAGACGCAGGCGGTTGAGACGACCACGGAACAGTCGGGAGAACCGACACGGGAAGCCTTGCAGGCCGAACTAGTCGGTGCGCAGGCCGCGCTGAAACGCGTCAACGCTGAGAGCGCCAAGCGGCGCAAGCAGTTGGAGGCGCACGACAAAGCAGAGGCCGAACGCGAAAAGGCCGAACTGTCAGAGGTGGAGAAGGCGCAGGCAGCGGCGCAGGAATGGAAAGAGAAACACAAAACGCTCACCACAGAACTGGATGCGGCGCAGATGCGCCAAGCGTTCTATGATGAGGCCGACGTACAGAAACTCTCATTCGTCAACGCGCAGGCCAAAAAGGACGCTTTCACGCTAGCCGATACGTCGGGTGTAGTGACAGATGAAGACGGAATGACCGGGATGGACGCAGCGGTCAAGGCGCTCACCAAGAGCCACCCGCACCTATTCGGCACGGCGCAGGCAGCGGCGAACGTCAACGCTACTGACACCGGCGGCGGCACAGGCAAGGCCACAGAAGATCAGCTAATCGAATACGCTGCCAGAGTGGGGATAGACAAAAAGTATCTTGACCCGACACTGGTGGCACAAGCTATGTAATTAGGGGGTAGATATGAGTGCAATCTCAATCGGGACGGATATAAAGCCTCTCCAAGGGGCTATTATCCGACGCGGTACGCTAGGAGCGAGCGTTACGAAGGGCTATCCCGTGACACTCCAGTCAGACGGCTACTGGGATCCCACCAACACCACCACGAATGCGCAGTTGACCATTGCCGTAGCCGTTCAGGGCGGCAGTGAGGGTGACCGAGTAGATCTGGTGCGTTATGGGCCTATTCAGTGCCTCAGCGGGGCAACCATTGGCTCGCTGGTCTACGGTGCGGACGCCACCGGCTACGATACCGCTGTGGGAGCCAAGGACACGGTCATCGGCTATGCCGAAAGCGCTACGGTGCTATTCGTCAAGCCGCAGATCATCGACTTCAGTTAGTAGGGGGTAACAATGAGCGCAATCACGATCGGCACAGACATCAAGCCCCTCCAGGGGGCTATCATCCGCCGGGGCACGTTGGGGAATACCGTTACGAAAGGCCACCCGGTCACGCTCCAATCCGATGGGTATTGGGATCACACCGATACCAGCACGGCGCAGTTGACCGTTGCCGTGGCCGTCGAGGGTGGGGTAGTGGGCGATCGGGTAGACCTGGTGCACTACGGGCCTATTCAGTGCCTCAGCGGGGCAACCATCGGTTCATTGGTCTACGGCAGCGATACCGCCGGGGCTTATGATGACGCGGTAGGAACAAAAGACCTGGCCATCGGCTACGCCGAGACCGCCACGGTCTTGTTTGTTCTACCGCAGATAATTGACTTCAGTTAGGGGGTATGACAATGACTATAGGACGAAGGGATACAACCAGCCTAATTATGCTAACGGGCTGGGATGCAACAGCGTTACAAGAATTCAAGCTGCTAGACGGTACGACCTATGCTACCGTCGCGGCGCAACTCAATGCTGCGCTAGCGGGACTCAATGCCGAGTTCGCGGGTGACTGGATGACTGGGCTCTACTCGGTCGACGACCGGCCAGACCTGGAGTACCGCGTAGGCGCTAGCAATGCGATGGAAGATCACACTGAATACGGCCTGCCCGACGCGGAACGCGCCGAGACCGAAGGCCATATGTTACCGCTAAAGCAGCGTGATTACATGCTCGGCTGGACATACGACTACATGCGCGATGCGCGCATGAGCCAGATCGACGCCGACATTCGTGCCGCCGTCAAGGCAGCGCGGGATATCCGCCGCCAGCGCATCTTGCGCCGCGTACTCAAGCGTGGCGACGACAGTGGGGCCTCGCTCAAGCTGGGCACGGGCGGCTACTCGGCGGGGTTCGCTACGACCGCAGGCTCAACCAATGTAGACTTTGTGCCGCCCGCCAATGCTGGCACCGTGTTCACAAACACGCACGAACACTACATCGGTATCTCCGGTGGCGTATTCACCAACGCCGTCTTTACTGACGCCTACGACGAGTTGCGGGAGCACGGCCTCGAGCCGCCCTTCGACTTCCTGATTGGCCCCAGCGACCGGGCCGCTGTCGAAGCGCTAACCAACTTCACCGCCTCCGCCGACAACCTCATCCTCTACGGCGCAACCCAGGATAGGGCGCGGGTTCCTTCAGACTACATTGGCACCATCTCCCACTTTATGATCAGAGAAGTCAGAGGGTGTCCTCAGTATTACGGGTTTGGCTATAAGACCTTTGGCCGCCTGAGTGCTGCCAATCCTCTGCGGATCCGTCTCCACAAAGGCGAGAGCGCCTTCCGCGTACTGGCGATGCCGCACCCGAACGCGGGTAGCAGGATCGTCCCACTCCAGAACTTGATGACGTATGTCGAGTTCGGCGTGGGCGTGGCAGACCGCACCAACGGCACGGCCAGGTATGTCAATAACGCTACCTGGGCCGATGGCACAGCAACCTAACACAAGCCGGGGCGGGGGCAACCTCACCCCGCTTAACTGGAGGTAAAACATGAGCAACAGAGACAAAGAATGGCTGAGGTATGCCTTGCTGGTAGCAGTCATCCTGGTAGCGGGCTATTTCGGCATACGCTATCCGCTGCCAGAGATGCCGGAGGACGTAGAAAGCAGACTAGAGATGCTAGAGGCGCATCTGGGCATCGGCGACATTGGATTACAGGCCGTCGGCCCTACCCGCTTCCGTACAATCCTCGTAGATCACGAAGCGACTATAGCGGGTGCGCTGACGGCCAGCGGCGGAGTGGTTGGGGACGTGACTGGAAATGTCGTAGGCAATGTAACCGGTGACTTGACTGGTGACATGGTGGGAGACCTGGTAAATTCAAACTTCCTGATTCTCACTGAGCAGGCTGCCGTTAGCGTCACAGTACAAGCGTATATCACGCCCACGGGAACATATCAACCCTTAACCTCAGCAGCGGCAGTTTCAACCAGTCTCGTTACCGCGATTATGTCGGGCACGACTGCGGGCGAACTGCTTATCCTGGTCAATGAAAACGCAAGTGACGCAATCACCATCGTAGACGAGGCTAACGTGCGTTGCGGGGGGGATAAGGTTTTGACCGGCGGGCAGGGCGATTCACTCTACCTGCTATGGGACGGCCTCGACTGGCTGTGCATCGGATACAACGACAATTAGGGGGCAGACTATGAAGTGTCCAACCTGTGGCGAAGAGACGAAGGGTCGAGACCACAACGAGCGCGGCTTGCGCTGTACATCGTGCTGGGCGCTGTTGCCCGTCGAGCTGCCCAAGCCGCCCAAGCCAAGGTCAAAGCGAGTACGTAAGCCAGCGAGCAAGTAATGGCTTTCACCTACGACGATGCGCTCACCGCCGATCGCGACCGGGTGCGCTTTGCCTTGCAGGATACGGAAATAGACAGCGGCCCTAAGCCTGGGAATGGCAACTTTTCAGATAATGAGTTAAGTGGCTTGGTCACACTCGAGGGCGAGTGGCAGAGGGCCGTCGCTGCTGGATTTGAGGCACTGGCCGCTATCTGGACACAATATGCCGACCTGGGCGAGGGGCCGCACAAAGAGACGCTTTCACAGATTGCCGAAGGTCACCGCAAGAGTGCAGCGCTATGGCGCGCTCGCAGCGGCTCGGTGACACCCGCACGGGTAGCTGGTATCATCAAGGTAGACGGCTACTCAGACGATATCACCAGCGACGACGTAGATACGTCCTCAGAATACGGCATCGTATGGGAGTACGTGCGGGTGAGAGAATGACCAGCGCATCGTTTACGCTGCGGGCCACGACCACCGCCAGCACCAAGCGTTCACCGACACTATCAGGCGGCAAGGTGGGTGCGGCAACTGAGAACGTAGCCAGCCTCAAATGCTATCCGCTGGTACAGTTGCGCGATCCGGCGCTGGTGGAGCGGTTCGCCACGAAAACGGCCAGCCTGGTCTATGAGACTTTCATACAGGACGGCGTGGACATCCTGGCTGGTGATGTGCTGGTGATAGATAGCACAGACTATCTAGTCGTAGGTGTCAATTCCTATCCCTGGCGCGGGCCGGGGGGCAATCGGTTGCACGTCATCGTGGAGGGAGTGCAAACACTGTAATGGAACTATCCATAAAGGGCTTGCAAGCGGCGCAGAAGGCCAATCTCCAGATGATACGGGCGATGAAGCCCAGCGGCGCACTGGGCCGGGCCATCCAGTACGCGGGCCTGGCAATGCACCGCCACGTAGTACCCAGCACGCCGCACCAGTACGGTGCCCTGAGGGCCGCGCATCGAGTAGAGAATAAGCCGTTACAGGCTCGTATCTACATCGACCCAGGCGCACGCGCCCCACGGCGCAACGAGCGCCCGGCGGTCTACGGCGCGCGCTTGCACGGCCACGGTATGATACCAGGCTTGCGCAGCGGCGTCAGGGCGTTCTATGCCTACAGCGTCCAGACCTACGGCGCGAAAGTGGCAAAAGGCGCGATTCGTGAGTTCAAGAGGGAGTTGCCCTGATGGCGACGCGCAAGGCAGCACGGGAGACACTGGTAGCGGTATTGATACCGGCAATGACAGCCTGCGAGGAAGTCAATGCTTATTTCAAATCCGACCCAGGGGGCAAATCACCCGTACTGTGCATCCACAGTCTGAGTACAATGTCGGTGGCGCTGAGCTTCCAAGGCAACCGGGCAACCTACAACTTTGACATCATAGTCTACGTCCGGCGCTCAGGGACGGGCATCACAGAGGCTACAGCAGAGGACACGCTGGATGAAGTAGCGCACCAACTCTATGAGGCTGTAGAGGCAAACGACTGTAACGCTATCTGGCAGAGCCTGGCCTACTCAGAGCCCAGCACGGCGCTGCCCGTAGACATCGGCGGCGTTCCCTACTGGATGGAGGTGACGGGCTTAGCGATGGAGGTGATGAGTAGTGGATAAATACACGGTGAAGGTGCGTATCTGGCATACCGGTGACGAGTGCTATTACGAGGCGGGCAAGAGTGTAACGATGACCCACCTGGCAGACTTTCAAATCGAACGGCTCATTGCAGCAGGCGTGATTGAGCCAGTAGAAACCAAGCGCAAGAAACGGGAGGTAAAACAGCATGGCGACATTGACAGTACAGAATACTAGCCTAGCCGGGATTACTCCGAGCTGGGCGTCAGCGGCAGAGGGCGGTGATGAGTTTCTCAATACCGGCGATTGCTACGTGGAGGTCATTAACGTTTCCGGTGGTGAGATCACCGTCACGATAGAGACACCAGCCAAGATCGAAGGTATCGATATCGCCGAGATCACTGTTGCGGTGGCAGCCACGACCGGCGTCAAGCGCATCGGGACATTTGATCCTGCGATATTCAATGCGAGCACGGGCCGGGTGGTCATGACATACAGCGCGTACGCCGATCTGACGGTTGGCGTATTCAAACTCTAGGAGGCAAGATATGGCACAGACTACAGCAGGAATTAGTTGGAAAGACTGCAAGTTCGAGGGTTCGCCTGACAATTCTAACTGGGCGGATTTTTCCGGCTTTGCCTCTTCTATCACAGCAGACGGCGGCGAGCGGGCAACCGGTGTAAAGTACACCTTCGACGGCGACGTTGCTATCCTGCGCAGCGCCAAGCGCGGGCCATTGACGGTTACCGTGAACATTGTATATACCGAGGGCGCAGCCGGGCCAACCGAGGTTATCCGCGCTATCTATGAGGCGGGCAGCGATTACTACCTGCGTTGGTCTCCGAAGGGTGGCGATCAGGCTGAGTTCCTATTCACTACAGATGCAGGTGTCGTCAAGAATCCCCTGTATCCAGGTGGCGAGGCAGAGAGCGGCGATCCGGTGATGGTTGACATCGTGCTGGAGACGCCGAAGATAACCAAGTCGGCGGTGGCGTAGTGTCCGACAAGGCAAAGCCAAAGGAACCAAAGCCAGGCGAGTTCTACAACGAGGCGCTGGGTTGTCGTTTCACGTTGCCTGAGCCGTTCCGCCTGCGCCACGTTGAGCGATATGAGGCAGGGCGAGACAAGGCAAAGGCAACTGGCGCGCAGTTCCCGCCGTCCGTCAACTGGGTGGGAGCAATGGAGATAGTCGAGGATTGGGACTGTGAAGCATTGCCCGATCCTCGCAAGCTCTCACCCGCCGACCTGGACGACACGCACGGGCAGGCGCTCCAGATCGTGATATGGGTCGGCAGCCAGGTCAACGTCTACGTACTCGCCAAACTCTACATCCCAAAAAACTAATCCTCGCGGCGGGTGACTGTGCTACGGATGACGACTGCCCGCCGCCGAGGGAGTTGATCGACGCCTGGCGCTGTAACCGATACCGCGCGTTGCCAGAGTCCGGCGGGATGCGCGACCAGCTGGCGGGTGACATCGAGCGAATGGAGGCGGCGGAGACAGTTTACGACGCCGTTTTTTCTTGGCACAGAATGTTCTACGATGGCATAGGTGGCAGCGTCGGTAAGTGGCAGCGTACCCATCGACACTATTGGCGCATCACGCAAGGGTGGATGAGGTTGAAACGTGACGACCTATAGTCTCGACATCATCATCAAAGCCATAGACCAGGCGAGCAGCAAGTTCCAGGCCGTCGGCAAGTCCCTGGGTGCGCTGGGACAAGAAGCGAGCAGCACCGCGCAATCCTTGCGGCCGCTTGGCGCTGGGCTGGCGGCTTTGTCTGCCACTGGCGCTGCGCTCATTGGCACGGCGGCAATGACAGCAGCGCGCGTTCAGGTACTTGGTACAGTCCTCGAGACAGTCGGTGGGAACGCTGACTATTCGAGGGAAGAGTTAGCAGCTTTTGAGGTCGGTCTCATGGGTGTAGGTATTACTGCTGGCGCTTCTCGCCAGGGCCTCATCCAAATGGTGCAGGCCGAAATAGACCTATCCCACGCAACAGACCTCGCACGCCTGGCACAGGACGCGGCGGTTATCGCCAATATCAACTCCTCTGAGGCTTACGAGCGCCTGATCACCGGCATACAGCGCGGCCAGCCTATCCTCCTGCGCACGATGGGTATAACCGTAGACTTCCAGGGCGCTTACAAGAAGATGGCGGCGCAACTTGACATCACTACGGCGGAATTATCGACTAACGAGAAGATGCAAGCCCGCGTCAACGAGGTGATGAGCAGAGGTGAGGCTATCGCCGGTGTCTACGAAGACGCGATGGGTGACGTGGGCAAGAAACTGGGCAGTGTCAAGGGCGACATCCAGGACGCCGCCAACGCGCTGGGCAAATCTTACTTGCCAGCAATGGAAAGCGCCGTGGACGCCACCCGCGACGCGCTGGCCTGGTTCACCGAACTGGACGCGGGCACGCAGAAGAACATCGCAACCTTCCTGGCCCTGGGTACGGCAGTGACAGGCTTTGCTGGAAGCGCGATTCTCCTCATACCGAAGCTTATCGCAATGGGAGGTTCGCTGGCCGCGCTGACGGGGTTCGCCTCCAGTACTGCCTTTGCGATGCAACTTCTGGCTGCTGGCTCCAACACAGCGGGGTTGGGCCTGGCCGGGTTCACGGCATCGGCAGCGGCTACGCTGCTACCTCTGGCGGCAATGTATGCCGCGATGGTAGCACTGGACAGCGCGTACCAGCCTCACATCGACAATATCATCGCGACCACAGAGAGTTACCACGCCTACGCCACGAACATGGCCTATGCCGGGCGTGAGGCGGACATACTGACAGAGGCGGAGTGGCGGCTCGCCAGTAGCGCGGCGAGCACGGGCGCGGCGGTGAGCGATCTATCTGATGGCTGGCAAGCATCTCATCCTGAATTGACCAGAGCAAGAAAACTGACCGACGGCTGGGCCACCAGCCTTGAATTAGCAAGCCAGCCATTGGGTGAACTGGGCGAGCGAGTGGAGAAAGCCACCGCCAATGTCTCAATCTATACTAATGAGATGGAAATGCTCAGCGAGGCGCTGGAGGGGCCGGTCTCTAAGGCCAATGAAGATTACACGGCGCAGCAAGTAAGAATAAGCCGCGAACTGATTGAGGCCAGGAAGCGCCTGAAAGAACTAGGTGCTCAGCACGGCGATTATGACAGTGAGATAGCAGAGACAGAGGCAACGCTGGTAAGCCTGGAAGGCGAACTGGTGAGCCTCGATGCCCAGCACCGTGCCGTGATGAACCAGGTCGTCTACGATATGATGATGGCCCGCCTAGCAACGGAAGGCTGGACAAGCGCTGAGACTGAATTAGCGATTGAGACGGCGCGAGCGATGGGTATCATAGACGAGGAGACCTGGGAAGCGGCGACAAGCATGAACGCCGCGCTGGACAGTTTCGCCGAGGGCGAGTCGGTAGACAACACGATCAACTCAATCCTGGGCATAGGTGAGGAGATTACTGGCCTGGGGCCGGTGGCTGCTGAGACCGGTACGAGTATTGGCGGGAGCCTGGAGACTAGTGGCGCAAGAGGCGTTGCTGCCTTTGACAAGGTGAGCGCGGCAATTGCAGGCGTACCAACGAGCATCGACGTCGTCACGAAATATTCACACACTGGCACGCCGCCCTGGCTGGCCGGGCCAGGGCCCAGTCGCGGGGAGGCTACCGGTGAGGCAGGCTACCAGCACGGCACAGACTACGTACCGCGTACCGGCTGGGCCTACCTGCACAGGGGCGAGGCAGTTCTACCTGAGCCAGTAGCAGCGCAGTACCGGGCCGGTGATATGAATATTAACTTAACCGCCAACTACGCTCACCAGCCAGAGCGCAGCCTGCGCGATGATGTGAGAATGATGCAACTATTATGGACCTAGACGTCATTATCAACGGCGTAGCTCACAGTCTAGACGACGGCACCTACTGTCGGCACCTGGGCCACAACGGCACAGGCATGATGCCCTCGCACCGGCTCAGGCAGCGCGGGCCAATGCAACATGGCGCAACCGACCTGGGCTTCCGTGGTGATCCGCGCACCGTTCAATTGGCGTTACTCATAGAGGGTACGTCAATAAGCGACTATTGGACGCGGCGCAGTGCATTGCTGAATCTGTTCAAGCCATCGGATAATCCACTTGGCTTGCGCTTCATACTAGACAACGGTGATGTGCGCCAGTTGGATTGTGAGTATGAAGACGATATGAGCCTGGGTAGCCAAGGGAAGATGCGCTACACCCACGCCGTAGGCGTGACGCTAAGCGCCGCCGATCCTGCATTCTACGACCCGACTGGCAAGAGCGTGGTATTCGCGCTGGGTGGCGGTTCGGCAGCCTTTGCGGTACCGATGGCAATACCGTTGAACATTGGCGCTAGTGCATTGAATCAGGCCGTGACTATTAGTTATGATGGTAGTTGGTTGGCGCTACCATATCGCATACGCATCGTCGGCCCCATCACTGACGCCTGTATAACCAACTTGGCGATAGATGAAAAGCTAGACTTTGACGGTGTGACCATTGATGCCGGTCATTATTACGATATAGACTGCCGCTACTCTGAGAAAACCGTGGTAGACGACGAAGATACAAATAAGATTGCCGACTTGACGACCGACAGCGATCTGGCAACTTGGCACCTAGCGTCCGATCCAGACATTGCAGACGGGCTAAACAGTATCCGGGTGACAGGTTCATCCGTAACAGCAGCGACTGAGGTTTACATTCAATGGCTCGACAAGTTCGTGGGGATATAGAGTGTCCATGCATGATATGGACGAGGAGGATTAGCAATTGGCAGAGAAATCACTCTTATGGACTACCGGCGCGACCGGTGATGGCGCTACAGCATATACCCAGGCGCAGATTATCCGCTGGCAACGCCAATTTTTCCTCAATGATGCAAATGAGGGCGTACTATACTATTTGAACAATCTGGAAGTAACCGGTACATCCTCACCGGTAGCAGTAGATACGGGCGCGGCTTGCGTCTACGGATTTCCATACTGGAATACTACCAGCGTTGACGTTGCTATCCCTACACCCTCCGGCAACACGCGCATTGACCGCGTTGTGCTACGTGCTAACTGGTCGGCGCAGACAGTGCGCATCACGCGCATTGCAGGCACAGAGGGCAGCGGCACACCGCCAGCCTTGGTGCAGGCAGATGGCACGACCTGGGATATTCCCCTGGCGCAATGTTCAATCACGACCGGTGGCACTATCACCGTAACGATGGGCCGGGAATACATGCATCCAAATATTCGGGTAGAGACCATCATGCTGGACGACGATGCCGTGACTGTGGCAAAGATGGCCGACAATTCGGTGGACAGTGACCAGTACGTGAACGCTTCGATTGACCGCGTGCACCTGGAAGCCGACATCATAGACGGGACAAAGATTGAGGATGCAGCGGTTGACACAGAGCATCTAGCCGCCGATTCGGTGGACGGTACAAAGATTGCAGATGACGTCGTTGATTCAGAGCATTATGTACATTTGTCTATTGATAGCAACATTCTTGCACCCGACTGCGTGATTGCCGGGAAAATCGCAAGTGGCGGAGTATCTACGACAGCTGAGCTTGCTAACGACATCGTAGATGACACAAAGGCAGGCAACCGCGTACCACAGTTCTATCGGCGGCAGGGCGGACACGCTACAAATTGGAATGTAGTAGGAAATACTACTTATACACCAACCGCCGTGAGAATGCAGGGCGGTGTCAAGCAATGGACTGGTGGCGCAGCGCAGATAGGTAGCGTAGTCGTGACCTTCCCCGTTGCTTTCAGTGCCACGCCGTTGATGTTCATCAATTGTACTGGCGCGATGATTCTAGGCATTGTCATAACATACTCATCCACGACGACAAACGCAACTATCTATTGGGCAGCCAGCCAGACGGAAACCACCATAGACTTTGCCTGGCTAGCTATAGGCCCAGAATGATAGTCCTGCTCCGCCGCCTCTGGCGCTGGCTACTCTCCCTGTTCCGCCGCAAGCGCGGGACGGCTGTACCGCTGCGGATACCGCTGGAAGTCCGATAGACTATGGCTACGCCAATCTCACAACTCCGAGGACACCACGCCGGCGAAGCGGCCATGATGACGGCCGTCTATGACCGTGGCGAGTTTTTCTACCCAAAAAACCTGTACACTACAAAAGGGGATGCTGAAACTGAGCAGACCTACGAGGAGTGGTGCACGTCGCTAGAGGACGCAGGCTGTAACCTGGTACGTCTTAAAATGACGGGGCGCTGTAAGGACTCTAACGTCGGATCCGCCGGCCTCGAGCCTCCCCCCTACGGCACTTTCAACATCTGGCATTCGGCACTTGACCCATCCAGCCTCGCGACGTACCGCTCCGACCAGGTCACGCATCCCGTCAACGGTGCGACCTGGGCGGCCAGCAACCTCGGCAAGCTGTGCGTCGCTGCTCAAAGCCACGGCATCAAATTTGCGCTGGTGCCGTTTGAGCGTCAGGAAATCAAGAGCGACTGGCCCCAGCATCCGTGGAATGAGGCGAATCAGTATTTTGACGGTACTCCCTGTGAGGTGCAAGACCAGGGCTTCCTCACAAGCGCCCGTGAGATGTTCACCGACTCGACCGCCATCCAGTACGCCAAGGCCCGTATCCAATTCCTGATCGACACCGTAGAACCCTACGGCGTCATCGCCTACTGGGAGATGTTCGCCGAACTGACGTACATCTGTAGCGACAAAGATTTTTGGGACGAGGAGGCGTGGGGCTCAGAGATGCGCGCGCACATCCGAGACGAGATGTCTCCGTGGTGCGAGGAAATCGCAGGATATATTCAAAGCAACAGCGCTGCGCCGGTCGCAAGCGGCCAGGCGCGCCTGCCTTCACCATTGGCAGCCTGGGATCCTAATCCAAACAATCTTTATAACGCCGTCAATGAGATTCACCAGGTAGACGGTATAGATTTCGTCTTGATGAACTGGTACTTTGGCGGCGACCTGGACGACATTATTGAGGCGCTGCGCCTGTGCCAGGAGAAGTTCAGCACGCCGGTTTACGTTGAGCAATATTGGCCGTTCGCGCATGGCGAAGTGCCATCCGAAGAAGGCTCACCGTATTTAGTCTCAAAGCAATATGAATGGACGCTGGTCTGTGGCTCACCGGGCCTCGTTGGGCCGGTGCGCTGGCCGGGCATCAGGGAAACTGCCGTAAACGTATGGGCTACCGGCGGCTATGCCGATCTCAATCTACACAGCATCTCCGGAGTGTCAAAGGTATTTTGCGACTATGCCGAGTGGAGCAACTGGGATGATGACGCCGATGAGGATTTTACGAGTTACGTCGCATCTTCTGGAGTGACGCGCCACGTCGCCTGGGGTGACGGTGGGCATGTAGTGATGATGATAGATTTTGTCAGCGGCGGCAGTAAGACAGTCACGGTGAACAATCTCACAGACGGCCCGTATACGCTATACGTATTCGATTGGGTCACGGGCCTACTGGACAGCACGCAGAGCCTCACGGCATCTAGCGGCTCGCTCTCATTTAACCATACCGCCTCGTTCACAAATAATATCCTGGTTGCCTA